GTATACAATAGTGCTAAGTGTGAAAGAGATACCGGACTTATTATTGATGCAGCAGCATATGACACATTGCTTGGTACAAACTACAATGCAGTTACAGCAGGATTATCATATCAAAGAGCAAACAGTGCATATGTTTTAAGTGATCAAAATACAGAAACAATCGGCGGTATTAATTTTGCAAAAAGTAGATCCAGTGATGCAACAACACATTCGCCCTCGCAATCAGATGTTGAAGCAGCATTTGACGAAGTAATTGATATTATACAAAACGGTGCAGTAAGCACACCGCAGGCTGCTGATCCACTTACATTTACAGATCCATCAACTGCATCAACAGCCGAAATAAACACAAAATCTCAATTACAAAATAATAGAAATTTTATTGCTGCTGAAACAGTTGCTTACATAAATGAGAATTACGTTAATTTTACATATGACAGTTCAAAATGTGAAAGAGATATTGGATTAATATTAGATGCAATATCAAAAGATGTTGCACTAGGAACAAACTATAATACTGTAACAGCAGGATTAGCCTACTCAAGAGCCACCGCTGCAACTAACAAAGCAGCACAAGGTTTACAAACACTCGAATCATTTAAGTTTGCACGTAAAGAAACAATCGAAAAAGGATTAAGTGATACTGGAGAAGCAAGGGCATTAGCATCGTGGAATGAAGTTATAGATATATTTGAAAATGGCGTTGTTAGTACAGATACCGCAGCCGATGCTATAACATTTACTACTCCGGTTGGTGCAAGCCAAGATCTAGAAGATGCAAAAGATCAATTACAAGCAAATAGAGATTTTATTGCAGCTGAGATTGTTGCATATGTAAATGATAACACACCGCCGGCAGGTTATAATCAAACTAAATGCAATCGTGATGTAAAATATATTGTAGATGGTTTATCACACGATATACTTTATGGTGGTAACTCAGCAACTAGACTAGTAGCAGCTAGTTATTTTGAAGGTGCAGTAGCACAACTTCCTGTAAACCAGCTAACACCAACTACTAATGCCTATACACACTTAAAAGATACTGTGATTCCAGCAATTATCACAAATACTCCACTAACACCTACAACTGGCAACACTGAAACTCAAGACACCACAAACGGTGCAGCAACCGCAACAGAAAGTGCAGCACTTGAATTATTGGTAGATATTATTATTGATCACATAAATGGCTACGATAATGTTAATCCGTTAGGTGACGAAGTATTACCAAGTGTTACTTGGTCTACATCAGAACTGCAACAAGATTACAGCACTATTGTTGCACAGAAGTCAAGTATACAAAGTTTGACAACACAGTTTATTGCAGACACTTTTACTGGATTCAACTTTAATAGCACAAAATGCGATAGAGATACAAAGTATATTGTTGATGCATTAACATATGATATATTATACGGTGGCAATAGTGCTACGCTTAATGCTGCACGTAGCTATTGGGTAGGTACACAAACACAAGTTGAAGGACAAAAAGCAGAAACTGCAACAGCGTTAGAATATACAGCAACTATATTAAATAAAATTATACAAGATCAAGCAGTTGATTATACTTGGCAATCAAGTGAAGCACAAGATACAACTGCTGGTGCAGGAACTACAACAGAAGCAGCAACCGCAGCTAACTTGTTGCAAATTATACAAGATGTTATAACTGACGGTCTAGATAATTTGCCTACAGAAGTCAAGCCAGATTATGCAACATTTGCAAATGCAGATGTGATTGCTGGAGTTAATAATTTATTAACAGAAAAAGATACTATTGTAGCAGATACAATTACCTATATTAACACAACTTATAATGGATTTAGCTATGATCAAGAAGTATGTAAAAGAGACACAGGCTATATTATTGATGCTATTGTACACGATGCTTTCTACGAAGCAAACATTAGCACACTAATAGCAACTCGTGCATACTTCCTAGGTAGTACACAATACTTGCCAAATGAACAAGTTGCTCCTACAGTAGCAGCATACAACCATTTACAAAGTGTAATTGATGATACTATTCAAGGTGTAGCAGTTATTCCACAGTCAGGAAATAGTCTATCACAAGTATTGAGCGGCAATTACGGAAATGCAGCAGTAGGAACAACATTTACAAATTTGATTGGTATATTAAAAACAGCAATAACTAATCAAACTTTAATTGGAACACCGGCTGAAATTGAACCTAATTATACCTGGATTAACCAAGCAACTAGAGACGCAGCAGAATCATTTTTTGTACAAAAATCGTATTATGAAACAGAAACAATCAAATACATTGAACAAAATATTTTAGGATTCTCATATAATATTGATAAGTGTAAAAGAGATACAGGTTATATTATTGATGCAGCAATATACGATATGATGTATGGTGGTGATAAACAATCTCGTCGAGCAGCATTAGCATATTATAATGGTGCGATACTTACTGGTATAACAGGCGATTATGGAGATCAAACGGGTATCACAGCATATGCAAATAAGTATCTTGCTTCAATTGTAAACAAAGTTTCAAAAAATGAAACAGTTACAAAAAGTTTTGGTAACCCAGCAACACAACTACTAACCATACCAGATGGAAGTACATTATTAGAAACTGGTGAACTTCCTGGAGCCGAACTAGAATTATTAATTGCTAGGGTTGCTGATGCAATTGAAGCAAAAACAATGGGCGATTGGTTTGAAAGAGAGCACAATTTAACATTAGGTAATTCAATATTTTTACAAGAACGAAATGCAATACTTGATGCTGAAGACGATATTGTTGATAATGCCATTAGTTCATTAAACTTAGTATACGGTGGTATTTTTGATATCAACGTATTCCCTGGTGTTATTAGTGTAACCACAGATAAACTTGCAGATTTAAATAATGTTAGTACTGTTAGTACAAGTGGACACGCATTTGAGTATGTCGGTGCTGGTATAACCTACAATGCACTTCCATTCTTTGGCGGTACAGCAATACCTGAAACTGAGATTGTAGAATCAAATCAAGGTAAAATATTTGCTGGTGGTACAGTTGACCAAATTGGTAACTTTAGAGTTGGTAACTTCTTTGCTGTTAATGCACTTACAGGTGGTATCAGCTTAAATGCTAATGAAATTGACCTAGAAGGTTTGACAAGTGTTGGTCCGTTTATTAGAAACGGTATTCCAGTTGGTGTTGAATTAAAAGAGGTTAGTGACAACGAAGCATTGTTATCAAGTTTAGGCACACAAGATTTCCAAACAGCACCTACACAAAGAGCTGTTTCAAATTATGTTGAAGCAAGATACTTGAACAAAACAACAGGCGGTGATATTGTTGGCGATGTAAGTATGACAGGAGACTTAGCAGTCAACGGTGATGCAATTACAAGTACAAATACAAGTTTTGAATTCCTTAATACAGGTGTACAAAGCATAGATATGTTAGCTGCGGCAACCACTATTAATATTGGTGCTGCAACAGGTACTGTTACAATTAATCCAGATGTTACAATAGAAGGTGTTCTAACTGTTAACGGAAACTTAGTATTTGACGGTGATGTTAATATTAGTATACCAGATGAAACATTACAAGCATATAGTATTACTGAAGGCACTGAAGATTATATAAGCATCAATACTAGAGAAGGTGAAGAAGCAATTACATTTGGTGAGCAGCCAAGTGTTATTATTGCCAACCAAACAATATCAACAAGCAAAGACACTGGTGCATTAGTTGTAGACGGCGGTGTTGGTGTTGAAGGCAGTGTGTTTATAAACACTGATTTAACTGTTACTGCAAACGCAAACCTAGGTGCAGATAGAACTACATCCGAACATACTGTTTCAGGTAAAATAGATATCGATATTCCAGATGATAGTATTAATAATTTTAGAATACACGAAAACATCAGTGAATATGTAAACATCTATACTACAGATGGTGATGAACAAATTCTTTTAGGTAGTACACCTAAATTAATTATTCTAAACAACACAAACGCTACAGATAACACAACTGGTGCTGTACAAGTCACTGGTGGTATAAGTGCTCAACAAAATATACATTCGGGTATTGACGTTGTAGCAGATCGTGATTTGATTGCTGATAGAAATGCTAAAATTAACGGTAGTAATATCACAACCGATTCTACCTCATTTGATGTAATAAACACAGTAGCAACAACTGTAAATGCGTTTGGTGATGCTACTACACTTAACATAGGTGGTGCTACTGGCACAATGACAATTGGCAATGAAGTTGTTATTATAGATAGTGTAGCAGGTTTACAGATTCCGGTAGGTACTACTTCCGATCGTCCAACTAATGTTACAGGTAGAATCAGATTTAACACTAGTTTAAATGCATTTGAAGGTTATGATGGTATAGCTTGGAATACTTTAGGCGGAGTAATTGATGTAGATCAAGATACGAAAATTGTTGCCGAAGATAATCCTGGTGCAGACAATGACGAACTAGACTTCTTTACTGGAGGTGTACTTAGAGCTACATTGAGCAGTACATCTTTTGATATTGCAGCAACAAACACTTTAAGTATCGCAAATGTTACAGAAAGCGAATCAACAACAACAGGTGCATTAACAGTAGCAGGTGGTGTAGGCATTAGTAAAAACTTGCACGTAAATGGATACATTAACGGCAACACAAATGGTATACTAACAATTGGTAACTTAGGTAGTGATAAAATCATTATCAAAGGCGAAACAATCGAAACACCTGATACTATAAAACTTATTGCTAATGCTCCTGACAGTGCAGCTGACGACATTGTATATCCGATGACATTTGCACATCATACAATAAGTGGTGCTATTGTTGCAGGGTCTGGTACAGGTATTAAGTTTGAATTAGAAACAACAAATGACAATTTTGAAATCGGCGGCCAAATTGAAATAGTATCTCAAGACATTACAGGGTCACAAGAAGACTTTGATATGGTGTTTAGAACAATGGATGCTGGTAGTACAGGTGTAGAAAAACTACGTTTGAGTGAAACTACAAGTACATTTAGTACAAACGTTCAAGTTGATCAAAACTTATTTGTAACTGGTATACTTGATGCAGCAGGATTTAGAGGTAGTATATTTGCAGATGATAGTACCGAAATGCTTGATGCAATTAACAACAAAATTACTGTAACTGATATAGCTGCTGGTACACTTTCACTTACTACTGATTTAGAAGTTATACACGGTGGTACAGGCGTAAGTACACTTACCGAAGATGGTATTATGTATGGTGCAGGAACAGGAACAGTGCAAGTTACAGCAGCAGCTGGTACAGCAGATGCTTCAGAAACATTCCAAGTACTTACTGTAACAAGCGATTCAGATGCGACTCCAATTTGGTCTGACACTATAGATGGTGGTAGCTTCTAATAAAGCTGCCACTTTTACTCCTATCATAAATAACAATAGAACGATTTATATCGTGTTACTGGGCGTCTTTATAGACTTGACCCGTACCTAAATAGGAGGCAGCCTTTATGGCAACAAAGATTAGACACAAGCGTAGTGCGGTGGCTGGTAAACAGCCGTTAGTTTCTCAATTAGAATCAGGTGAATTAGCAATCAACACAGCAGATGGTAAAGTATACCTATTGCGTGATGATAACACTGTACAAGATATTACAAGAAGAGTATTTGAAGGAAATACACAATTAGAAGTAGATGACTTAGGTGATAGTACATCAGCTGCAATTACTGCAACTGTTAACAACGACTTAAAAATGTCAGTTACTGATAATGGTATATTTTTAAACGATGATATTAGTATTAATAATGCAAATACATTAACGTTCAAAGAACTTACAGGTTCTGGTGCTGATGGTATTTCATTAAAATCTCCGGATACGCTTGACGCAGGGTACAACCTTACATTGCCTCCACAAGTAGGTACTACTGGTCAGCTTATAGCTACAGACGCACAAGGAAATTTATTCTTCCAAGATGCAGATATTTTCGGCGGTAACGTTGTTTATGTTAGTGCCGAACAAGGCGATGATGCAAACGATGGTCAAAGTGCTCCAGTTAAAACTGTAAAACGTGCGTGTCAAATTGCTTCAGGTTTGATTTACAATGCCGATGGCACTACTAATGGTACACGAGTAAACGTAAAAGTTGCAGTTGGTGACTATACCGAGGACAACCCTATTATTGTTCCAGATAACACAGTTATCAAAGGTGACGGTTTGCGTGGTTGTATTATTCGTCCTGCAAACGCTAACAGAGATATTTTACGTGTTAGAAATGCTTGTTACTTTGGTGAATTTACATTCCGTGATGGCGTCGACGAAAATCAAGTTCCTTTAATTACTGCTGATTATGCTGTGGCATTTGATGATCCGTTTGATGCTAATATTACTGATCGTGCTGATTATACAAACTTGCCTGACACAAGACCTTTTATTACTACTTCACCTTATATTCAAAATGCTTCAATTTTGTCCTTCTTAGGTATGAATGGTGCAAAAATTGATGGTAGCAAAGTTACTTCACCGAACATTGGTTTTATTCCACAAGAGCAAGAAAATCCAGTAGTTGGCGCAATACCTGAGCAAGGTAAATCAATGGTTGCCAACGCCTTTACTATTCTATCATTTGGTGGTACAGCGTGGCGACTAACCAACGATGCTTATGCACAGATCGTGTCTTGTTTTGAAATCTTCCTACTAAATGGTGTTTATTGTCAGTCAGGTGGTTATTGTTCCATTACTAACTCCGCTACAAACTTTGGATTGTATGCGTTGAGATCTAGTGGTTATTCACCAAAAGCATTTGAATTTGACCGTGCATTTGTTACAGGTACAGGTGCTTTTGAAGGTTTACAGACAGTTAGTATTGTAGGTATCAACAGAGATACACCAGTTGAAGAATTTGTTTTACGCTTCAGAGAAGCCGATTATAAAACAGCATACGAAAGATTGCTAGTTGAAAAAGATCAAATTGCAGCAGATACTGTTACTTGGATCAATCAACAAATAGCAGCAGCATCGCCAAGTATATGGGCATCATTTGAGTATGATCAAACAAAATGTGCTAGAGATGTAGGATTGTTAGTAGATGCTATCAGGTGGGATGCTGCATTTGATACTAATTATAGATCAGTTAGTTCTGCACTTACATATTTTAACGGTAGATTTCCTTCTGCCTTGTTTGCTGCACAAAAAGCACAACACATAGAAGCATTTACACAAGCAAAATCGTTTACAACTAATATTACACAACAATCTACATATGACTCTCGTGTTAACGCACTTTGGGACGAAATTATTGAAATTTTAGATAATGACAAAACATTTACACCAACTACAGGAACAACATACGATCCTAACACAGGAATATTAGTTGCTAATATCGGTGCACACAATCTGACCGTAGGTACATCGATAATTATTGCTGATAATAGTTTGACGTTTACTTGTGCATCAGATGGCAACACTGCTCAAGTAACATATCCAAGATCAACTGATCCGGCATCAAAAACAGCATTGACAATTTCTGCTGTGACATCTGATACCATTACTGTAAACGTTGGAACAAGTAGCGAAACATCTGCACATACATTTATAACATCAGCTGCTAATAGTGTTACTATTGAAGGTGTCGGTGTTACTGGACTTACTGATCCAACTGGATATAATAGTAGCTACCTGGCAGGTTACGGAGATGCCAGAACGCAATTAGAAAGCAACAGAAATTTTCTTATAAAAGAAATTACTGCCTGGATTGCTGTACAAGTTGCTGGAGAAATATCACCATTTGTATCTACGTTTTCATACGATGTTGCTCAGTGCGAAAATGATATAGGATTAATTTTAGATGCATTGAGATATGATCTAACATACGGTGGTAATTTACAAACTTTTGATGCAGCAATACAATATTTTGTTGGTACAACAAAACAACTTGCTGATGGTCAAAAAGATGCAACATTAGCTTCTTACGCAAGATTAAAAGAAATTATCGGCCAAGTTATTCTTGAACAAGCGGTAACAGTATCCGCTGGTAATGCTTTGACTCAAGACACATCCGGAACAGCAGGTAGCAGCGATGCGTCTAATGCTGCAAAAGATAGAATACAAGAAATTATTGATTATGTTGATAGCGATGGTGCAACTCCTCCAACTAAAATTGAACCAGGTACAACTTGGGTTTCAGCCGCACTTGTAGAAGATAAAGATAGACTATATCCTGAAGCACAAAAAAATATTGGACAAAATGTTAACGCATACATTGAAACACAAGTAGATGCTGCACAGTGGTATAACTTTACATACGATAATTCAAAATGTTTACGTGATACAAAACTGATTGTTGAAGCTGTTGCAAAAGATGCTTGGGATACAGGTAACAGATATTCACGTAGTGCTGGTTTATCTTACTACAATAAAAACATTGGCGATAGTTCGCAGATTAGTATTAGTGGACAAGAAAGACAAACTATAAGTGCTATTAATCAAGCCAAGGCATTAACATTAGCAGAAATTACAAGTCTGTCATTAGCATCACGAAATTTTGTAGGTAGTAGATTTGACATAGTAACAACTATTATTAATGATGGTGATGATTTACCAGATGCACAAGATGTAAGTTCAGAAGGCGATATTACAAACGATTTTAAAACCAATGCTACCGAAAGTACATTTAATGGTTCAACGGATGTAAACGTAAATGTTGATGTATTTACAATTGTAGATCACGGATTTACTAACGGACAAAAAGTAATTTATGATCCAGATAACAATCCAGTCATACAAGGACTAGATGCAGAACAAACATATTATATTAAAATTATTAATGATGACGAATTTAGTTTAACATTTGACGAATCGGGCGATTTTGATGTTAATGTTCTTGCTACAAGTACCGGTACACATAAATTTTTATCAGGTGTTATTGAATTCTTTGTAAATGAGATTACTGATTCGCATACAACTTATCAAACATTAGAATTAGAATCGGGTTCTGAGAGTTATGAGTTTGTACCGGGTAGACAGATTACCGGTGTTACAGGTACAAGTAATAATGCTGCTATTGTGTTTAGTTGGAAGCCTGCCATAAGAGAACTTATAGTTAGTATAGAACAAGTAGCAGTTGGTCAAAGTTTGTTGCGTATCCAATTCGACGAAACTAGTACTATTACAGCAGATCACGCTGGCACACCAAATACCACTATTGGTGTAAATGCTGCGCAATCTAAATTAGGACTTGGTACTGCAACTTTTGCTATTAAAGCAACTGACGGTAGTAGTTCTTTAAGTAACCTATCAGCCTTACCAGAAAATCAGGTTTGGTTCCACAGACCAAGTATTGTTAACTCATCATCACACACTTGGGAATATGCAGGTTCAGGTACAGACTATAACGCATTACCACAAAACGGCGGTAACACAAAAAGTGAATTTGAACAGTTTGAAGAACTACCCGGTCGTGTTTACTCTTCAGGTACAAACGAACTTGGTGACTTTAAAGTTGGTGACTTTATTACAGCGTTTAACAGAACAGGTAATATCACATTTAGAAACAAAGTTCAGGTTGATGAACTTGATGCTTTGAGACTAAGTTTGTCAGATGTTGCAATTGAAGAAATTTCAACAAGTGTAAACTTAGGCGATGACGAGCTAGGTGGTGCAAGTAATGCAAGACTTTCAACTCAGTTAGCTGTTAGAGCATTTATTAGTAATAGATTAGGAGGCTTTGTTGACAAAACTGTGTCAACTGCTGCTGTTCCGGGTGCCATTGTTCAATTAAACACAAATGGACAACTTAATGGAGACTTAATTCCAGCAACACGTCAGTTTACAAATACCAACACACAAGGTTATCAATCAAGACTTGAACAAGTTGATAATATACCACCTGTTGATTTGAAAGCTGGTGACATTGCTACAGAAAATTATGAACAAGTAGAACTTACTCTAAGTGGAAATATTAGTGCTGCTGACGGAGCTATTATTACACAACCTACTGCATTTGGCGCAACTGGTTATGCCAAAGGACTATATGGTAACAGCGGTAACATTCTTGTAGCAAGTATTGGCGGTGAATGGATTGTTGGAGACGATAGTACAGGCTCACAATTCCAAACTGGTGTTGGAAACAACATTTTTGTTGACGGTGTTGACAGTGGTGTATATCCTACAGGTATTGGTCTATCAAGTCAAGTTATTGACAACTTCTTTTTAAGAAGTTCTAATTCAAGTCAATTCCTGATACTAGATCCAACAGATGATTATACATTTACTACAAATACAATTACAAACTTAGAACGTACTTCAAATGTTACAACTGCTACAACAAGCGGTGCTCACAATCTCTTAATTGGTAATCAAATCAGTATTACCTGTTCTGATAATGAAACTTTTGAAACAAATGGACAAGTTATTAGTACGCCAACAAGTACAACATTTACATATTCAAATGTAGATCCGGATGACGTTGCAAGTTTTGCTGTATCTGACGGTTTTGTTGGCAGTGTTGTAAGAAGTGCTGACGGTAATGCTCAGGGTAGAGTAACTGAATTGAGAGAAGGTGTGTTATCAGGTATTGATAATTCTAATATTACAGGCGGTACTTTATACACTCCAACAGTAGGAAACCAAACATATCTCGATGTAGTATTAACAAATGTAACAGGAAGTGGTACGGGTGCTACAGCAGATATTACAGTCACAGCGGGACAAGTTACCGATGTTGATATTAAAACAGGCGGCACAGGTTATGCGATTGGAGATTTATTAAGTGCAGCTTCTAGTAGTGTAGGAAACACAGGAAGTGGATTCCAGATAGAAGTTACTGCTTTTGAAAAACGTGCTTACATTGACATTATTGGCGGCGAACTTTTTGTTGCAAGTAGTTCAAGTGTTGACTTTGTAGAAGATAACACTGCTGTACAAACGGCACGAGACATAAACTTAGATGATTTTATCACACATAACTTCTTAGCAGGTTCTTCCGGCGCAGGCGGTGCTGTTGACTATACCAACTTTAGAATTACCATACCAAATCACGGATACTCAAATGGTGATCCATTAAAATACGATACATTAGGTAATGCTCCAATCGGTGGTATTTTGAACGGACAAGTTGTTTATGCAAAATTCATAGACAATAATACAATTGAATTGTACGAAGGATTTGCACTACTTAACAAAATAGAATTTGCAAGTACTCCTGCTAACAACAATCATAATTTGACAAGAAGTACAGTTAACATAACTGACAACAGCGTTATTATCGAGAATCACGGATACACAACAGCCGATGCTGTTAGATTAAACACACTATCAGACGGTAGTTCAAGTAATGCATTACCTATAGTTGATGGTGCCGATCCTATTCCAGACGGTTCTAGATTCTTTGTTGGTTCTGTAACTACTAACTCATTTACACTACACGTTCTACGCAGTGATGCTCTAAGCAGTATTAATGATCTTGTAACAAATCCAGAAGATTTAACAAGTGTAGGAATTGGTACTGCTAGAAGTACACGAAGTAATGCTCAAGTTACAGGTCAAATTAATACATCAAGTAGATTAAAGAAAAATTGGAATACACTCGCTGTTACAAATATTGATGCTGAAAATATTATTTCAGGTATTATATCACCAAGTAGACTTGGCGGTAGCGGTGTTCCAAATAGTGACACATTCCTAAGAGGTGATAGTGCATATTCTGTTGTTGTACAAAAACTTAAAAAGGCAAGTACAACTGAAAACCCAATTACACTTGTAGGCAATAGCGTAAGTCAAGAGTTTTACGGCACTGTTAGTATTGGTGTCAATAATGTTGACCTTGATCCGGGCGGAACATTCTCTACACTAGGTGTTTCAAAATTTTTACAATCACAATTTGATGTAAACGCTAATGCTAGTGGCGAAGTATTCCTTAAAGATGGTGTTGTTGATGCTGGTACACTGGATTCATTAGATAGTGCATACTTTCTTAATCCTGCAAACTTAACAAGTCCTGTTCCTGTAAACAGAGGAGGGACAAACATTACTTCTTATGCTAGAGGCGATTTGCTTTATGCAGAAACAACTGGTACACTTAATCCATTATCTATAGGTAGAAACAATGCTATCTTAAAATCAAACGGTGAAACACCTGAATGGGGCACAGCACTTGATCTTGCAGAAGGATTAGACGTTGGTGCTGCTGCACTTACTTCTGCAAGCACAGGTAGTGGTACTGTATATAATGATAATGTCACAAGTTTAAATATTGGCGGCGATGCAACTAATATCGATATAGGTAGTACAGAAGGTACAAGAAACTTATTTCCATTTTTAGACGGATATGATGCTAGTGCAAGTCAAAATGTTGTAGGTAATTTAAAAAGCATAACTGCTACCACAAATGATCCAACTGACAACGGATTAAACGAAATTCCATTAGATGATACATCTAGTGTACTTGCAGGAATGATTGTAACTGGAAGTGGTAGTATCCCTGCAAACACAACAGTAAGCGGTGTTACAGGTGATTACATTTATTTAAGCAACAATACAACTGGTACTATTTTAAGTGGAGCAACATTAACATTTACATACACACCAAAAACACTTGGTATCGATGTAGGTGATACAATTAATATTGGCTCAAGTACAAAAACTAATCTAGACGGTACTTGGCCAATAATTGGTGCTACATCTAATGCTACATCGTTTACATTCCAGACTGATGCAAATGTTACATCAAATCCAGTTGATGTTCCTGCAGGCCAATTAACTATAAACGCAAACTTCGTTGTAAAAAATCCTAATATGTTTATCGGTAATGCGCAAAACTCTACTGCTCCTGTAAGTGGTATTATAGCTGGTACAAGTGCAATAGGCATAGACACAGAAGGTGGTGATTTAACACTACAAGCTGGTTTAGGTACAGGTAATGCAACAGGTGGTGACTTTATTATTAGAACCGGTGAAGCGTTAACTACAAGCGATATTCAACATATTGCAACAACACGTATGACCATTGATACTGCTGGTAAAGCAGCATTTACCGGCGAAGTTGAAGTAAATGACACAATCAGTACAACAGAAACTACTGTTGGGTTGTTAGACGATACTGCTACTACAATTAATATGGGCGGTGATGCAACCACAGTTGAAATTGGTGCTGCAACAGGCACAACAACTGTACATAACAATTTAGATGTTGATTTAGATCTTAATGTAGATGGCGGTGATATCACTACTAACCAAACTACAATGAATGTGATAAATGCTAATGCAACAACAGTAAATGCATTTGGTGCAGCTACAACTATTAATTTAGGTACCGGCGGTGACGGCGGCGGCACAACTACTATTGGACACGACCTAGTAGTAAGCGGAGATCTTACTGTAAACGGAGATACGACAACTATTAATTCGACAGAATTAACTGTTGATGATAAAACTATTACAATAGCAAGCGGAGCAGCAGATGGGTCAGCAGCCAACGGAGCTGGTATACTTGTTGATGGCGCAAATGCAAGTCTACTTTGGGATAATGCTAATACAAGTTGGGATAGTACTGAAGATTTTAACTTAGCAAGTGGTAAACAGTACTATATAAACGATGCTAGTGTTCTTAGCAGTACAACACTAGGTGGTGCTGTTGTAAACAGTAGTTTACAAACATTAGGTACAATTGGTACTGGTGTGTGGCAAGGCACAATAATTTCTCCAACATACGGCGGAACTGGTGTAAACAATGGCACTAAAACAATAACACTAGGCGGCAATCTTACGCACAGTGGAGCGCATACATTAACACTGACTACAACAAATAACACAAATATTACTTTACCAACAAGTGGCACATTATCGATAACAGGTAATCCATTAAGTCAATTCGCATCAACAACTAGTGCGCAACTAGCAGGTGTGATAAGCGACGAAACAGGTACTGGTAATTTGGTGTACAACAACAATCCAAACTTTACAAACAGTGTAACCACATCTAGTGCAACTTTTGCAGCATTTAACACAAATGCAACAACCGTTAATGCATTTGGTGCAGCAACAGCATTAGGATTAGGTGCTACATCGGGTACAACTACTGTAAACAACGGATTAGCTGTTTTAGGTAATTTGAGTATTGGTGGATTAAGTGATCTTACTGTTAGTGGTGGTACATTTAGTCTTGCAAATACAGGTGCAACAACAGTCAATGCATTTGGTGCAGCTACAACTATTAATATGGGTGCAAGCACTGGTACAATGAACTTGAACAATGCTAACGTTGTAGTTGCAGGTGATTTAGCAGTAAATGGTAACACAATTGATACAGACGAAACAGGTACATTTAACTTACTAAAAGATAATGCAACTGCTATTGCGTTTGGACAAGCTGCTACAGCAATTGTAATTGGTGAAACTTCAGGTACAAGTACATTTAGACATAATGTAACAATCGATCAAGATCTAACAATTACAGGCAACTTGGTTATTGGTGCTATTGACAATGTGCCAATTGGACAAACTACACCAGCTGCTGGTGGATTTACAACATTAAGTGCAAACAACTTTGTAACATTTACAGATGCTACAAATGCAACAGGTGATTTTGCAACTGGTAGTGCTTCGGTAAAAATTACAGGTGGTTTACACGTTGCTAAGGACATTAAAGCAGATAACTTTATTGGTGATTCTAGTGCTAATGATTTAACAAGCGGCACTATACCAGATGCAAGAGTTCCATCTAGTGCAATCACACAACACCAAACAGATATTACTGCAACTGGTATTTTAAATGGTGGTAGTATTACATCAGGATTTGGTAACATTGATATTGGTACAAGCACATTCAGTGGTAATGGTAGCGGACTTACAACTTTGTCAGCAACACAGTTAACTACTGGAACAATACCAGATGCAAGAATACAATCAAGCGGCGTTACTCAACACCAAGGAGATATTTCAGGAGTAGGAACACTTGCTTCAGGTAGTATTTCAAGTGGCTTTGGTAATATTGATATTGGAACAAACAGTATTACAGCAACTGGTGCAGCAAGCTTAGGTTCAACAAACTTTAATGATAATAACCTAACAAATGTTGGAAACATAGCACTAGACAGTTTAAGTGCAGATAATGGTGCGTCTATAAGTGTAAATGCTAATGCAATTGTTACAATATTGAATACAAGTAGTGCTACAAGTACAACAAGTGGAGCATTACGTGTAAGTGGCGGACTTGGTGTTGCTGGAAATATTTACGGCGGAGCAATTTACACAGCAAACGGTGCAAATATACAATCATTAAATGCAAGTAACTTATCAAGTGGTACAGTTCCAAACACTAGAATTGATGGAACATATAGTAACTTAACAGGCACTGGTGCATTAGACGCAGGTGAAATTACTTCTAACTTTGGTAATATTAATATTGGCACAAGTACATTTACTGGTAATGGTAGTGGACTTACTAATGTAGATGCAGACACATTAGATGGTATTAACGGAGCAAGTTTGTTACGTAGTGACGAAGCTGATACAATGGCAGGATTGTTGACTATGAGTCACGCAGGTGACGAAATGATCAGACTGGCTGACACAAGTTCAACAGGTAATCCATATATCAGTTGGTATCAAGCTGGCACACGTAGAGCTTATATGCAATATGTTGATAGCGGCGATAGAGTATATATTGCTAACGAAGGCGGAAGTACTGCTATTAATTTAGATGGCGGAACTAGCGGACTTGAATTTATTGAAGGTTCAAATACATATACAGTTTGGCACAGTGGTAATGACGGTGCTGGTAGTGGACTAAATGCTGATACACTAGATGGTGTAAGTTCAGGTAGTTTCTTACGCAGCGATGCTAACGATAGTTTCTCAGGAACAATTAGTGGTGCAGGAGATATTAGCATATCAGGTAACATTACCGCTGCTACATTTACAGGTGATGGTAGTGGACTAACAGGTGTTACTGCTACAAACGCAAGTACACTAGACAACTTAGATAGTACAGAGTTCTTGCGCAGTAATGCTAGTGATGCGTTTACTTCTGGTACACTTACAATTAACGATGATTTAGCATTACAATTGGGCTCTAGCACTTCAAACGCATTTCAATGGAGATTTGAAGATGCAAATGGTAAACTACAAGGGCGTTTTTATGGAAGTGCTACTTTTATTGCCTTGTCAGATTATAGCTCAGGAAGTTTTGGCGGCGAAAAGATATTATTAAGGAGAAACGGTAATATTGACGCATCAGGTGAAATTACAGCATATTACTCAGATGCAAGATTAAAAGATTTCCAAGGTACAATACCAAATGCACTAGACAAAATTATGAGTCTAAATGGATACTATTTCACTGAAAATGATAAAGCCAAAGAACTTGGATACTCAAATGATAAAATGCAAATTGGTGTTAGTGCCCAAGAAGTACAGGCAGTATTACCAGAAATAGTAAAACTAGCACCTATATCTCAAAACGAAGGAGTTGATGATTATTATACTGTGTCTTATGAAAAGTTAACTCCTGTGTTAATTGAAGCAATAAAAGAACAGCAAACTCAAATCGATGAACTCAAAGAAATGGTACAAAAACTACTAGATAAATAATATTAAGGTATCCAGTTTTATCTGGATACTTTATTGACAAAAATTAAATATAATGTTATTATAGCAAGATAACAAACTAGGAAACAAGTATGGCACTACCAAATACGGGAAGCACAATTACAATGAGCCAGATATCCAACTACTTTAGTGGGCCATCTAGCAACATTAGCATAGGTGCTGATTTAGGTCCATACATAGGTATATCAAATGGCACTACAATTTCTATGAGTAGTTCATTTGGCGGATACTACTTTCCTTAAACACACAGGAGAAGTTATGAAAACATTATATGAAGTAATGAATATTGATCTAGCTGATGAATATACAAAAACAAGAAAAGTTGCTAAAGGTGCAACACTAGGGTTAGATGAAAAATTAGCTGATAAGGTTTCGGCTGCTATCGACGAACTTGATATTCCACAAGACGACGAACGTCATCATTGGATCCAAAAGCTTGGTAAAGCAGCTGGTGTAGACTTACTTACATTAGGTAAAGTACAACCTGAAAATATGTTAGCAATGGCAGGATTAGGTGATGATTTCCAAGAAGCAGTAAAAGTTGCAACAAGCACAGCAAGGAAATTAAATCAAAAAACAATCGATGCTGAAAAAGACTTGAACGAAGAATTGATACCGACTAACACATTATGAAATTAAGTATCTGTGTGCCTTGTAGAGATCAAGTGCATACACTGTTTACTCAAAGTTTAGTTAATTTAACTAATAGGCTTACACGCAAACAAATAGAGTTTGAACTACATCTATTTGCTGGTAGTGTAATCTGTGAATCACGTACACGTCTTGTTGAAGAAGCACTATCTGTAAACAGTGATAAAATATTATTCTTAGACAGTGATATACAATTTCCATCAAATATGATAGATAAATTGTATTCTCATAACAAAGATATTGTGGCGGCTAACTACAGCACAAGGTACCCAATTTATCAAAGTGTTGCATTTACCGATCCAGAAAATATTACAGCAAGATTAGACGCAACACAAGGTCTGCATAAGATCTGGGCAGTCGGAATGGGATGTATGCTTATTGATATAGATGTTTTTCATACATTGCCTAAGCCTTGGTTTGTACACGAATATAATAAAATAGACGATACGTTCAGCGGCGAAGATATATACTTTTGCAATCAAGCAATGCATCACGGCATTGATGTTTGGGTAGACTCTGATATAAAATTAGGGCATATAGGAACAAAGGCTTACACACTATGAGAGCAATAGATAGATTTGAAAAATTTTCTAAGCCGTTACACAACGGTCAAGATCAATTAAAAAATTTAATATTTGATAGATATCCAGTTTTGAAAATGGACGATTATTGCAACTTAGATAAAGCTTTGGCAGCCGCTTCAAATTTTGATAGCGATTATGTTTGGATTGTAGACACAAATATAAGAGTATATGATAGCTTTCCTTGGTGGTTCAAACCACGAGCAATTGACGAAGTACAAATACACGAATTTCCTTATGTATATAAAGAAAGTAGAAAAGTAAAATCTTGGGATAAAGTTAGATTAGTACCAACAAAAAAAGTAGATACTGAGCCAAGACAACATATACACATATGCGGTGAATACGATGTATATAAAGGAAACGACAAATTTGATGCATTTTACATAGGAAGCAATCAAGAAGATATTGATAAACTTACACAAAAAGTTCCACATTTACAAACTGTTGAGAACTGGTATGAAGCACAGGCTAAATCATACACAGGTATGTTTTGGGTAGTGTGGGAAGATATTGATGTTAGAGATACATTTAAATTTAGTTATAAACCAGATGAGTGGAGTCACGATAATGTACACGTTTTTGGTAACGGAGATATAGATACATTAGATGGCGTTGCTTTGTTTCCTAAAAACTATAAAATCACAGACAAAGAACTTGAACACAGATTTTATGTTAACAAAAAAGAAGTAAGGATAATGGCAAGTACGCCTAAGCCTTACAATAAGTTTTCTATAAACAGCTACAAAGAATATGAATATGCACTGCAAAATTCTGAAACAGATTTATTTTGGGGTGTTCCAGACGATATAGAAATTACTGATAATAATATTTTTAATTTTTATATTGATCATCATAATCAATCTTTAAAAAACAAAAATCACGTCTGGCTTAACAATAACAAATACAACGGATTGGTTTTGTTTAGTAAGAATAGTATTGTTACAAATAAAGAAATCGAATATAGATTTATTGCTGATAGAATAGAACACGATACGATTGTTAGTAAATCAAAACCTTTTAATGTTTTTGTTATCAACAATTATAAAGATTATTTAAATGCATTAGATAAAACCGAAACACAGATGTTTTTAGGTGTGCCAAGCGATGTGATATTAAATGATTTTGATATAAATGAATATTTTTATGATTTAGATGAACTTGATACTGGAACTACACATTTATTTTTAAATGGAGAAAACTTTGACGGAGTTGCTTTGTACAGCAAAAGTAATTCTGTAACTGAAAAAGAAGTTGAGCACAGATTTTATACAAATAAAAAAGAACACAATATCGTTGTAAGTAATCCACGTGCATATGAAAAATTTGTTATTAATAATTATAACGATTATCTAAATGCACTAAAAGAAACAAAATCAGATATGTTTTGGGGAGTACCTTCTGATGTAGATGTGTGTGAAGATTTTGATTTTGATTTATATTTTAGTCATCATAATAAATTTGATAGAGAAATAAATCACGTTTTTTTAAATAAAGAATTTTATGACGGTATTGTTCTTTTTAGTAAAAAATCTATTTGTACAGAAAAAGAAGTTGAAGCACGTTTTTATGTCAATAAAAAAGAACATAAAATAGTAGCAAGTAATCCAAAAAAATACGAAAAGTTTATTATTTCAAGTTATGATGATTATTTACGAGCAAGAGATCAATCAAAAACAGATTTATTTTATATTGTTTATAACGACATAGAAATTTTGGATACTTTTGACTTTGATGTTTATATTTCACATCATAATCAATACGAAAGAAAAATTAATCACGTATGGAAAAATGGAAATTTTTACGACGGAGTAGCATTGACTACAAAATCTATTATGCTCACAAAGCACGAAATTGATTATAGATTTTTTGCAGTAAAGAAAGAATATAAAGAAGTTGCTAGTATTCCAGATTCATTTGAAGTAGTGTTTATTAGTAATGGCGAAATAAATGCTGATAAAAATTACAATAAATTATTACTAGAATATCCTAATGCAAAGCGTGTAGATAAGGTTAAAGGTATTCACCAAGCTCATATTGCTGCTGCAAAATTAGTTGACACAAAAATGTTTTGGGTTGTTGACGGAGATGCAGAAGTACTAGAAGATTTTGAGTTTGATCATCAAATTGCACACTACGATATAGATGGTTATAAAACAGTTTTTGTATGGCGAAGCTTAAATCCTGTAAATAATTTAATTTACGGATATGGAGGTGTAAAACTTTTACCAACTGAACTTACTTTGAATATGGATGTAGAAACTGCTGATATGACTACAAGTATTAGTAAAAACTTCAAAGGTGTAAACAGAATGAGCAATGTTACTGCATTTAACACTGATGCCTTTAGTGCGTGGCGAAGTGGATTTAGAGAGTGTGTAAAACTTGCAAGTAAAGCTATAGATAGACAAGTCGAAGATGAAACTACCTTTAGATTAAAAGCCTGGTGTTCAAGAGGAGCAGACAACCCTTTTGGGCTAGAAACTATTGCTGGAGCGTATGAAGGAGCAAAGTACGGTTTAGCATTTAAAAACAACAAGGATGCACTAAGAAAAATTAATGATTTTAAGTGGCTAAACGATAAATTTAAAAATACATTTGATCCCAATGTAAAAGAGTATGATTTAAATTTTTTAGACGAATCAGAAGAACAAGCAATGCTTAGATTTAATCCTATTACAAAATCAATTTTTCAACAAATAGAAAAAAAATTAGGAAAAAATTATAGATATAAATCAGGTACGGTCAAGTTTGTGATTGAAAATGTAGGAGATATTTATTTTGATAGTAAAGGTGTAAGAATAAGTAAAGCCTATGCTGATGCTGAAATAATTGTTGATTTAAAAACTGCACTAAAAGCTCTTGCTGGAGAAGCCGATACATTGGCTTTGTATAAAGCAGGCACTATAGTAATCGAAGGCGATGCTGATCTTGCTCAGCATTTTTTTGCAGACTTACGTAAAAATATTGAAGCTGGTATCCAAACAGATATTTCCTTATATATTATCGAACTCAACAATTTTTTAATTGAAACAGCACATTTAAATATATCATTTGAAATTGAAGATGTTGGCAATATATCTATAAACGGAACTGGTATAAAAGAATCTGCGGAAACATTAGAAACTAATGTTAAGTTAGTAGAAGATAATTGGAAAAAATTGCTAGATGGCGAATTAACAATAGTAGATCTTATTCAAGAAAAGATGGCAATTTTTACTGGCGATATACTTCAAATTATAGAACTTAATCAACTATTTCATTATCGAAAAAAACATCAATTAGTTTAATTGTAGTTTCCAGCTTTGTGGCGTTTATTTTTTTACGCAGTGTATTAGCAAGTCCGTTGTGCAGCGGCTTAGGCCATTTACCAAAACTTACCCACGCATAGCCATCGTGTTCGTTATTCAATAAAGGCAAAAATTCTTTGTCAACTACACAAAGATATGTATGAAAATAAAAATGTTGGTCATTAGATATAAAACTTTCCAAAGGAACAACTTTTTTTATATCTGTTATTGTACCAATTTCTTCTTTTATTTCTCGTTGTAATGCTTCCCAAGGAGATTCTGAACTTTCGTTAGTACCGCCTACAAGTCCCCACTGATTTTTTGTTTTACTTTGTGTACGATGTAATAGCAAAAAACGTTTGGTACTTAAAGAATAAAATAAAGCACCACTACAAATTATCTGGTTCATATAGTAATTATTTTATATAATTAAATCCCAAGCGCCTCTTGGATATAATCCGTCAATTGCATATTGCCAATAATATTGATTGTAGTAAAATTGTTGATCTGTATTTAAGTTTGTAATATAAACTGGATTAGTAGATTCACTAGCATCAAATATTATATTCCACTGAGATCCGTCCCATTCCACTATGTCGTGTGTATCAGCAATAAAGTCTCTGCTACTTGTGCTCTTCCAAGCATCGGCACCGTCTTCATTTATATATAAAACATATCTTACTTCATCACCGGGTCTAGGAGCGTCTGATAATCTAATTACCAACGATCCGTCAATTGTTTCTTGTGTAGCAGCATCTGTAACTCTAGTATTTTCTACAAATACATCAAAATCATAAACTACATCTGCATCTACTTCGGTTTCTATTCTTGTTGTGCTACCTGTAACTGTATAAATTCTTTCAATTGCACCACCAATGGGTTGTAATAATAAAAGCCTTATACCGTCTGCTTTTACAACATTTGGATTAAAATCACGTGGATTTATAATATAATCAATTGTACCTCTACTTGTTACACCAGTTATTACAGTATCACTTGGTTTTGTGTCAATGTCATAATTTAAAACTAATTCCTGTGAGTTATTTCCATTTATTTGAAATGTTGCTACAATAGGTGTAAGCAGTTCGCCTCTTTTTAATCTTATCTGACTTATACCTGGTTGATACTTAGCAGGGGCTTCTGCTTCTATTACATTGTACCAATTTATTTCTCCAATACGTGCAGCATTTTTTCCTAGTTTAACAATATCACCTTCAACAATAATATCAAAATTCCTATAACTTGCAGTGTTTACATTTGCAACATTTAAGTTACCATCTGGAGAAGTTTTAATTATGGTTGCACGAGTGTCATCAGGGGTAAGTTTTTTATAATTAATTTGTCCGTTGTCGTCGACTACTGCACCTGGAGGAGTAGAAGGTTGTTGTGTTATTACAGTACCATCTGGCATTACAACTGTTCCTGTTGCTGCTTTTGTTGTATCTCCTGTGTCAGGATTAAATCCTTCTAATTCTATAGTACCAGCATCAAAGTTTAGAACGCTGTTGATTATTTCTGTAATTACACCAAGTTTCTTAACTTTTGTTGGTGGTGAAATATACACAGGAGCTATAAAGCTTAATGTTGCGATATCTATTTCAGATTCTGTTCCAGTAGGAATACTTCTACTACTAAAGTTAATATTTTCTAATTGCAAAACACTTAAACTTGTCCAGTCAACATAATTATCATTAGTTTGGAATTCTAAGTCAGGATTAAATAACATAAAAATTTGTTCTAGTATTTGTAATTTTTGTTCAGTATTCGTACTCCAAATATCAACATTTACACTTAATGTATATGGAGTAGGATGTAATCTTTCAACAGTATAACCTTTTCCTTGTTGATTTTTGTATTCTTGCGCAGAAGTATCAAAATCTCTTTCTTTTACATTTATTTTACTAACAAAACTACTATCACTTAATCTAGCTCTATCCATTTGCATACTAGTAATGTATACACTCATTCTAGGAGCACTTGGTAATTTATTTTCGCTGTTTTCTCTAATTATATTTGAAACTTGACGTGTCAAATCTCCATATGTTACAGGTACTACACGCAAATCTCCGTCGCCGTCTTTATAACTAAAATTACTAAAAGCTCTAATAATTTGTGTAAGATATCTACGTATCTGTCCGTCATAAAAATATTGCATTAATTGTCCGCCTTAGGTTTTAGTGCCTTACTTAAACTTTGTCTTTCGATAACTTCTTCTCCAGCAATGTTATTTACAGCAGTGTTGTTAATAAATGTTCCTTTTAGAGTATTACGTTCTATATTAGGTGTAAGTGTAGTGCGTACTTTGTCTTCTACCTTGCGCCAGCTATTTCCATCATATCGAAACAAACGATTAGGAATAAAATCCGTTCTTAAAAAATAATCACCTAATGCTGAATTACTAGGAAATCCTACACCACTTCCTAGTGGAGCACCATTTGGCGGTAGCCCGTCGCCTACTAAGTAACCAGGATATCCCGATCTTGGAGGATTTTCTACAAGTTGACTAACATCAACTTCTTGATCTACTAGGAACTCCTCATCTGCTGTAACCAAATTAACTTCGCCATTTGCTAATACGCTAATAGTATAAAAATGGCTGGTATCATATCCTGATGCTGGAGTATTCTCTTCTGCTTGAGCAATTACAGCATTATTGATTTGCATTTCTTTTTCATATGTTGACATCAACTCACGTAGCGTTGTATTAGGATTCTCTTCATCGCCTGCTGGTAAATCAAGTATATCTTTGTATTCTTGACTATCATAAATTTGTTTTAACTTTAATCTATACAGGTGAGGATACCAAGTTTGACTGAATCCTTCAGCTGCACGATTTACATCTTCTACAACATAGAATCTTTTTAACGATACACTTAAATCATTTAACGCATATTCATCATTTAAATGCGGTAATTCAATAACATCTCCGCTTATAATTTTTCTGCCTAAAGTTTTAACACTACTATTTAAATGTATTGTTAAGAACAATGTATCGTTTTGTAAAAACAAACCAAATTGACTTAAATCAAAATCTTGATCTTGTACATTGTAATGTCCACGCAGTGTGTAAATATCTTCGTCGTATTTTCTATCTCTATTTTCTAAGAAAAGTAAATCTTGTATGTTTGTTACATCTTGTTCAGCGTATTGCGGCTGTTCTTTTGTAATATTGTCACCTGTAGGATTTTTTGTTCCAATGTATTTGTGAATAAAAAGATCTGTACCGCCTACAGTAAATTGTTCATAGATAATTTTATCTAGGAAATCGTAATCGTGACTTTTTTCTGGTCTGTATAAACTTAAACGTGGCATAGTTATATTTATGCGATAAATATATATGGAGAACTTCAATGGCAGATAGCAATTTAGTAACACAAAAACAACAAGTATTTGATTATGTAAACGCATTTTTAGGCGGAGGTATGGTCGATGTTGAACTTGATCCGATGCATTATGAAGCTGCATTGTTAAAATCATTAACAAAGTATAGGCAACGTAGTGAAAATGCTGTAGAAGAAAGTTATATCACTGTAAAACTAGCACAAGATCAAAATACTTATACCCTTCCTCAAGAAGTTATAGAAGTAAGAAAAATATATAGGCGTAGTGTTGGCAGCAGATTAGGCGGAAGTGCTGACGGCGGAAGTTTATTTGAACCATTTAACTTAGCCTATACAAATACATATTTGTTAGCAGGTTCCGGAATTGGAGGCCTTGCTACATATGATTTGTTTGCTCAACAACAAGAACTAGTAGGAAGAATGTTTGGTAGCTTTATGGAGTTTAAATGGAATCCTGCTACCTCTGTGCTAACTATTTTACAAAGACCAAGAGCTGACGAAGAAGTTTTACTTTTTGCATACAATTATCGTCCTGATATGCAACTATTGAAAGATTACAAAGCAATACAATGGTTGAAAGATTATACATTAGCAAGTTGTAAACATATGCTTGGTGAAGCAAGAAGTAAATTTTCAACTATTGCCGGTCCAGGCGGGGGCACCACTCTTAATGGAGATAGTCTAAAAGCAGAAGCGCAGGCCGAAATGGAAAAACTTGAAATGGATCTTTCAATGGCTGTTGCTGGTGGCACAGGTTATGGCTTTCTAATTGGATGACATAAAAAAAGTTGTTGCAGGTGGATGTAGTTTTACAGCTGGAGCAGAATTAGCTGATCATAGTCCTATTTGGCCTTTTTCAGGATGTATAAGATTTAAAGGTGAATCTACTTGGGCACATTGGGTGCAAAGAAAATTATATACAAATGCAGTAGTTGATAATGTAGCTATGCCAGGAAGTGATTTTGGTAGTTGTGTTAGAAGAGTAGTATTCCACATAGACAATTTATTAAAATCATACCAACCACAAGAAATTGTTGTTGTAGTAATGTGGACTAGTTTTTTGCGTAGAGAATATCTTCGTATTTTACCAAAAGATAAAATTCCATTTTTTGAAGATGACGAAGATAAATTTTGGTGTTCTTTACCCTCGGATGCAGAAGGTTATCTTAACTGGAAATCTGAAACAGTAAAACAACGTAAAGATTTAATAAATGACGAACATCTCAAAAGAACAGTGCTAGATTTTTATAGGAAACGTGCTGATAATACAAACATAATATATTATCCTTTACAACAAATAGAATACTTGATGAGTTATTTAAATTTACAAGGTGTAAAATTTTACTTTACAAGTGCTTTTGACGATTTCAACAGGTATGTAAATTACGAAAGAGAATCTAATATTTTTATAGATAGTATGGTAAAACGTTTGAATCTAGATAACATAATACACACAGAGGACAATTTAGGCTTTAATGATTGGTCAGTAAAAAGGGGATATAAATGTGGTCCGCGATCTCATCCACTAGAGGCAGCACATAAACATTGGGCAGATAGATTTTGTACGTTTATTGAGAATCAAAGGTCGTTGTCGTGAACGTATAATTGAATTAAAGCATAATGTAAAATTTTCATTAAGTCTTTTCTGGCATCGTCTTTTGTGCCTTTTTTACCATATCTATTTGCATACTTGTCAACATTGCCCATACAAAATCCTGTGCCGTGTCCTCTATCAATTATAACCTCAGTTGACTGAAACTTATTTGTACTATAATGTCCGTTATACGTTTTATCAATGTACTTCGAGAATTCTTCAATATATTTGTTTTCGTCAAATTTGTAGTTTATATCCATAAGCAATCCTTTTCTTTTTATAATAGTGTATTTTTTAAAAAAAGTCAACAGAAAAATGCGTGTATTACTTGTTATAAACCTTAGAATTTCACCAAATCAGCTAAATAATAGTAATAAAGAAATTGACCCATAGGAGAATTAAAATGGCTTTAACATCACCAGGTGTACAGGTTAGCGTAATTGACGAGAGTTTCTATACTCCAGCTGAACCAGGCACAACACCTATTATCTTTGTAGCAACTGCTCAAGACAAATTAAATGGAGCAGGAACCGGTATTGCCCCAGGTACAACAAAAGCAAATGCTGGTAAAGTGTATTTGATGACATCTCAAAGAGATTTGGTAGAAACGTTTGGGGATCCATCGTTTTACACTGATTCAAATAATAATCCAATACACGGTGGCGAACAAAACGAATACGGTTTACAAGCTGCTTACTCGTATTTAGGTGTAAGTAACAGAGCATATATCGTAAGAGGTGATGTTGACTTATCAAATATATCAGCAAGTGCAACTCCAACTACTGCAAATCCAGCAGATGGAACTTGGTGGTTGGATACACAAACATCGTTGTTTGGTATTCAAGAATGGAATTCATCAGCAATTACAACTACAGGTGGACAAACGTTTGGAAATAAAACACCTATTGTAATTACAGATGTTACGCAGCTAGTAGGCGGAAGCGCAACAGGCGCACCAAAAGGGTCAGTTGGTGTAGTTGGTGATTATGCGGTTAGAGCTACAAGCACAACATTAAAAACATATTACAAAAATAAAAGCGGAGCGTGGGTAGAAGTAGGTAGTGCAGCTTGGAAGAAAAGTTGGCCATCAGTTACAAGTACAGCCGGGGGCACAACTGGCACAGGTGAAACACTTACTATTGATATAAGTGGAGTACCTGTTACTATTACAACCTCAGGTACAACACTTACATCTTTGGCATCTGATATTACCGGTGCAGGTATTACAGGCATTACAGCAGCAGTTGTTGATAACAAACTAGAAATTTACAACGACGGTAGTGGAAGAGACTATATAGTAATTGCAGACGGTACAGGTACTCCATTAGCAGATGTAGGCGTAACAGCAGCTACATATTATACCACTGCATTAACTATTGCACCGCATACAAGTGTTCCAGAATACAAGTCAGGAGATACAAATCCTAGACCAACAGGAAGCTTGTGGGTTAAAACTACAGAACCAAATTTAGGAGCAAATTGGAAAGTACGTAGATGGAATGGTTCTACAGAAACTTGGGATTTAACATCTTCACCAATTTATACTGATAATGCAACAGCTATACAAAAGCTAGATAATTCAGGTGGTGGTGCAAATTTAGCATCTAATTCATTGTATGTAAAATATAATGCTGCTAATGATACTCCAGAATTAGCATCATATTATGTATATTATAGAGCCTCATCTGGTGCAACAAATGTTACATCAGAAAAAATTATCGGAACTACATTTGGCTCAGGTGCAAAAACATTTACTGTAAGTGAATCATTAAAAGGCAATGCTACAATGACTGCGCCTGTAACAGCAACGTTTACAGCAACAGGTGCAATTGGAGATGCAGATTTAATGGCAGAAGCAGTAAACAACTTAGGTTTAGTTAATGTTTCAGCAACTGTAGATAGTCAAAATAGAGTTACTATTACACATAGACTAGGTGGAGAAGTAAACTTAGTAGATACAGATAATGCGCTTTCTGATGCAGGATTTGTAGCAGGAACCACTGCTAACTTATACTGGCAACCGGGCGAAGATGGTAGTAATCCAGAAAAACTTACTGCATCGTTATGGAAAGGCCTATCATATACAGCAAGTAGCACTGCACCAACTGCACTAGCAGCAGATGGAGCACTATGGTACAGTAGTGTAATTGATGAAATTGATATTATGATTCACGATGGTACAAAATGGGCAGGATATCTAAATGCTGATTCTCCAGTGTATAACGCAACTCCTGCAAATGCACCTAGTGCAGCAGGACCAATTGTAAGTGCAGCAGAACCAGATAACTCAAGTCGTCCAGATGGTAATAACTTAGTAACTGGCGATGTTTGGATTAGCACATCAGATTTAGAAAACTTTCCAAAAATATACGTGTACAATAGTGCGTTAACAGGTAATAAATGGGTATTGTTAGACAATACTGATCAAACTACCGAAAATGGTGTACTATTTGCAGATGCACGTTGGAGTACAAATGGTGGTACAGCAACAACGCATACCGAAGGTGAAATTGCTGATCTGATTGTAAGCAACTTTGTAGACACAGATTGTCCAGATCCAGCACTATATCCAAAAGGTATGTTATTATGGAACACACGTAAGAGCGGATTTAACGTTAAGCGTTTTGTACGTAATTATGTAGACGTATCAGGTGTAAATGTGCGTATGGGAGAAGCAAGCCAAGCAACTTATTATCCACATAGATGGGTAACCGAGTCAGCAAACAATGCAGATGGTTCGGGTGCATTTGGTAGAATTGCACAGCGAAAAGTTGTTGTACAAGCATTGCAAGCAATGATTAACAGTAACGATGATATTAGAGATGACGAATCACGTATCTTTAACTTAATTGCAACACCAGGATATCCTGAATTAATCGGAGAAATGATAAGCTTAAATGCAGACAGAGGATTGACAGGATTTGTTATAGGTGATTCACCAATGCGTTTAACACCAGATGCAACTTCATTGAATAACTGGGCAACTAATCAAGCATTGGCACCAGAAGATAACGATGACGGCTTAGTAACACGTGATGAATACTTAGGTGTTTACTATCCAAGTGGGTTTACAAGTGACAATGCAGGTAATAATGTAGTTGTTCCTCCAAGTCATATGGTGCTACGTACAATGGCACTAAATGATCAAGTTGCTTATCCTTGGTTTGCACCAGCAGGCACAAGACGTGGCGGTGTAAACAATGCAACAGCAACAGGATATATCAATGCTGAAGGCGAATTTGTAAGTATTGCACTTAATGAAGGTCAAAGAGATACATTGTATCAAAACAATGTTAACCCAATTACATTCTTAACAGGTGCAGGACTAGTTGTATTTGGACAAAAAACTCGTGCTAGAGCTGCAAGTGCCTTAGATAGAGTAAATGTAGCGAGACTTACTGTTTACTTACGTAGTCAGCTAAATCAGCTTGCTAAACCATACTTGTTTGAACCAAACGATAAAATCACACGTGACGAAATCAAGCAACAAGTTGAAAGTTTAATGATCGAACTAGTAGGACTTAGAGCTCTTTATGACTTCTTAGTAGTTTGTGATGAAACAAACAACACACCAGCAAGAATTGATAGAAACGAATTGTATGTAGATATTGCTGTAGAACCAGTAAAAGCAGTAGAATTTATTTACATTCCGCTACGTTTGAAAAACACAGGAGAAATAGCAGGATTATAATCATTAAGTAGGGTGTTATTAATTTAACATCCTACAATGATAAATACTTGTAGATAGGAGTTATATATGGCAATCTCAACACTCACAAATATTACAGTGCCTTTGGCAAATGATACAAGCGCAACCAACCAAGGTTTGCTTATGCCAAAGTTACAATATCGTTTCCGTGTTACACTAGAAAATTTTGGTGTATCAAATGAAACACAGGAACTTACAAAACAAGTTATAGATGCAAGTCGTCCAACAATTAGTTTTGAAAATCAAGAACTACACGTTTACAACAGTAAAGTAAACATTGCTGGTAAGCACAGCTGGAATGAAATTACTGTCAACTTGCGAGATGATGTAAACGGAAATGTTACTAAGCTAGTCGGCGAGCAACTACAGAAGCAATTTGATTTCTTCGAACAAGCAAGTGCTGCATCAGGTATTGATTACAAGTTCACACAGCGTTTAGAAATACTAGATGGTGGTAACGGTGTAAATGCTCCAAATGTTTTAGAAACTTGGGAAATTTACGGTGCATACCTAACATCAGTCGATTATGGGTCAGTTGCTTATGCAAGTAGTGATCCAGTAACAGTTGCACTTACAATTATGTACGATAACGCAATCCAAACACCAGTCGGAACAGGCGTAGGTAGTACAGTAGCAAGAAATGTAAGCAGCCTTTCAACAGGTGGCGGCAGCTAACACATAACATAGAGATTGCACAAAAAGGAGTCTTTATGGCTCCTTTTTTTATTATGTACGTGTTTTTGTAAAATGATAAATACGTTATGAGTAAGTTTAATGGATTCTTTGATAATTTTACTAGTTCTTTAGGAAATCCTAAAGGCAATATGGGCGACTATGCTCACGCTAGTGCATTGTATGTGCGCAATAATTTACGCCTTGCACCTAACTTCAAATTTTTATATCACGTTGTATTTGATATAAATCAAGTTGCCCTAGCATCATTGGGAAACTCAGTAGGACAATTACTAAACAAAAAAGAATTTAATCTATTAGTATCATCAGCAGATTTGCCTAGTTACACTTTACAAACTGATACAAAGAATCAATACAATAGGAAAAAACTTATACAAACAGGATTGAGATATGATCCTGTAAGTCTTACATTCCACGATGATAATGCAGGTTTAACAACATTACTATGGGAAACATATTTTAGATATTACTACCAAGATCCAAATTATGCAAGAAAAAATGCTGCAGGACAACCTGATACAACGGTACCGTTACCTTATATTAACAATCCTGATAATATATACGGAAGTGACATTAGGAACAGTTACAGATATGGCTTGGACAAAACTAGACCATCAGCACCTTTCTTTAATAGTATTACAATAAATCAATTGCACGGTAATAGTGGACAAAGTACATTTACTAGTTATACAATGGTAAATCCTTTGATAACTAGTTTAAGACACGATAATCTCGAACAAGGGTCAAATAGTTTTACAAAAAACGAAATGCAAGTTGAGTATGAATCTGTTATGTATGGCAGAGGGTTGACTACACAAGACAATCCAGCAGGCTTTGCTGATCCATCACATTACGATGTTACACCTAGTCCATTATCTATAGAAGGTGGAGGCTCAACTAATTTATTCGGAGACGGTGGTATTTTAAGTGGTATTACATCTGTGTTTAAAGATATAGAAAATGGTAATAGTAATATAGGCACTGTATTAACTGGTATAAACACGATTAGGAATATTAAAAATTTATCAAATGCTGATCTAAATGCAGAAAAAGATTCTATTTTAAATGGTGCATTAGCTATATTTGCAACTTCTGCTATAAACGGATTGAACAACGCAGTATTTCCTTCTGGAAATACTGCTGCACAAACACAATCATTACAACTTGCAGATAATAATAATAGTATCTTCAGCTTACCACGTAATGATGCTTTGAATGTTTTAAATAATAATCAACAAGCCAAAGACGACTTTGCATTTAGAAATCTTTACTTTAATTCACAACAATCGGGAAATTTAAACGATAGAAAAGAAAGTTGGAATAGTTTAAGTAGATCACAAAAAGATGCGTTTGGACAAGTTGCAATAGATAATTTTGATAATATAAGGAATGCGCAATGAGTAATAATTACACAGATATAGCAGGTATATCAAAAAATCAAGATAGTGCAGGAGAAGTAAAAGAATTCTTTAACAAATATTTTACCAAACAAATTAATTTTACATCTAATCAAGTAGATAGTGTTGTTGGTTTTTTTGAAAAAAGAGGTTTTGAAAAACAAAGTGCTATTGCTGTATCTACTGTAATATTACAGCAAGCTGAATTAGAAAAGACACCTGTGTATAGTATTTTAGATACTTTAAAAGGATTAACCGAAGTACAAATTAGTAAATTAGTTACCACAATTATTAATGTAAACAGAAGTAAATCAAGTGCATTAGGTTATCAAGTGTTACCATTGGTACAAAGTAGAGAAGCTAGAAATATTGTGTTGTAATGGCTCGTTTTGCTCAAGGAAAGTATGCGCTTAAAAATCCTAGCAAATATATAGGAGGCAGAACGCCAACATATAGAAGTAGTTGGGAATACGCTTTTATGCGTATGTGTGATACAAATGAAAATATAACAAAATGGGCAAGTGAAGCAGTAAAAATACCCTACAGAAACCCACTAAGTGGAAAGTACACAATTTATGTTCCTGACTTTTTTATGGTTTATGTTGATCGTACAGGTAAACAAAAAGTTGAACTGGTTGAAGTAAAACCATCAAATCAAACTACATTAGAGAAAGCAGGCCGTAGTAGAACTAATCAATTGCACTACGCAGTGAATCAAGCAAAATGGTCAGCAGCTAGAGCCTATTGTAAACAAAAGGGTATGCTGTTTCGAGTTGTAAATGAAGGAGATATATTTCATCAAGGCAAACGTAGATGATAATATATTGTGCAGCTGATCCTGTATACTTTAATCTTTACTTTGATTTATGGATTAAACAATTAAATAAATTTTATAACAATAAAAAAATAATTGCTTTGTATAAACCAAGCAACAGTATTATACAAAAATGTAAGAAATACAAAGTAGAAAGTGTAGATGTTACAAATTTATTTCCTACTAATCCTACAAGAGAACACTTTTATCTACTACGTTGGCTTTGTTTACCTTATTACAAAAAAGAAAATATATTATGTACACAGATAAATTGTTTAGCAGTCAAAAAACAAAACTTTCCTAAAATTGATGTAGAACAATGGCGTATACAAAGACAAAAAAGAGGGTACTTAGGAGGAGTGTCAGCAAGTGTATTCACACCTAGTGCAGCACAAAAAGTTGTAGAACAAGCAAAAACAATGTTAAATAATCCACCTACAACAGATCATCCTATGAATATTTGGCAAATAGAAAATTTAGTACAGTATCAACATAAAAGCGAACAACAACTTAAGACAGAAAACAAACAAGAATTACAAGATTACACACATTGGATAACTGCTAGGACAAGTATAGTATGGACAGCACAACAAAAAATAAATGCACTAACCAATAATATTGACTAAATAATAGTAGCATATAATGGAATAATATTATGACCAAAAAACTAGAAGATTTATTAAATATTGCACCTGATGATATCAAAGAAGAAAATAAAGAAAAAGCACAAAATGCTATTGTAGAACAAGAAGATACATTTAGAGATATTGCCGACTTTGATAAAATTGCAAGTGCTCTGCCTGCTGTTAAAGGCTTAGGAGATATGGCAGACAAAGAACTTAATGAAGTTGCAAACAAAGCTATGACTGCATACGATGATTTAATGGATTTAGGTATGAACGTAGAGTCAAGATATTCCGGCAGAGTGTTTGAAGTAGCAGGAACAATGCTTAAAACATCATTAGATGCTAAAATTGCAAAACTAGATAAAAAATTAAAGATGGTAGACTTGCAACTTAAAAAAGAAAAAATGGACAAAGACGGCGGCGTAGCTCCTGATGGTATAGTCAATGGTGAAGGATATGTTGTCACTGACAGAAATAGTCTACTTGAACGCTTAAAAGGTCTAGATAAAGATAAATAGTTTATAATAGGAATACAATTATGAAAAGTTTTACAGAGTACTTAGCCGAATCCAAAAAAGTATATTCTTTTAAAGTAGGCGTGGCAGGTGAACTACCTGAACATTTTGAAGATCATATGGAAAGAGGATTGCAAAAATTTGGCGTTGGCAAAATGTCAACAGGCAAAAAAACACCAATTCAAGAACGCCCACTAGATTTTCCACAGTTGGAGAATACAGAAGTACACTACTATGAAGTGGATTTAATGTATCCAACAACTAGTAGAGTATTACAAGAATACTTAGGAAGTGTTTGCAAAGTTCCACAAAGCCATATAATTGTACGTAACCCTAACGAACCACAAGAACTTTATCAGCAAGAAAAAGACGACGAAGAATATATAGCAAAACTTACACAAGAAGAATTAGGTGGTGAATCAGCACAGGAAAATGCTGGAGCAAATAGAGTAATGGATTTATTAAAAGAATTAGAAGCATCTCGCAAAGATCGCGAAGTTGATCCAATGGCAGAAGTGCCAACAGGTGAAAGCAAAGACATTGGCGATGTTGAAAATAGTAAGGCGGTATTATCGTGAGTAAAAAAGAACAAATAAATGAAGTAGCACCATTAGTGGCAGCGTTAATGGGCGCTCTAGTCGGTATGGGGCTAGAAAAAAATAAAGCAAAAAAAGCAGCACAGCAAGCAGTGAATAAAACACAAGGTGGATCACAAGGTGGTAGTACTTGGAATGATCCTGACAAAGCACCTAGAGTTCCACAAGGACGCGATGATGCCGAGCAAGCAGGAGCAAGAGCTGCTCAAGCAGTTTATGACAAAAACAAAGCAGCACAAGCAGCACCTAAAGCTCCAGGCGGTGTATACTATAACAAAAAAATGATTAGAACAGGCCCTATGGTAAAAGAATTACAAAAATTATTATATGGGCAAAACTCTAAAAAAGTAGACGGCAAATGGGGACCACAAACTTCAAAAGCTGTAATGACTTTCCAAAAAAATCAAGGACTCAAAGTTGATGGTATTGTAGGTCCTAATACTATGAAAAGATTAGAAAAACTAGCTGCACCTGATAATAATAAAAATCAAAAAATTCAAAGCAAAAGTTTTGCACCTCCATCTAGAAATACACAAAGCGGTAATCCAAATGTACCAAGGAGTAACCAGATGGCAAGTACAAACAACACAAATACACCTATAAATGAAGATATAACTATTTCGGGTAGTGCAGAGGATTTAATTCGTATGATGCAACTAGCTGGAGCAGCAGATGCAAAAGCAGTTGATGCAAATGATATAAATCAAGATTCTTCTTGCGGTTGCGATTCAGAACCAGATATGGGCGATATGGTAAGAATGATTTCTGCTACAGAAGAAGATGATGGAGTAATGGGAGACGAATATGACGACGAACCAAGTGCTCCAGACGAAGTTTACAGCAACGATGTAAGTGCAAGTATACCACACGGTGACGACTTACATAAGAAGAAAAAATCATATGCAAAAGTTGCTGGCGGCGATAATCCAATGGCACTAGAAGATACATTACGTGCGCAATTAAGTGCAGCTTTACAAGAAAAGAAAAAATAAAGTAAATACCCCCAGAACTCAATAGCGCCTTCGGGCGCTATTTTTTTGATTAAATACAATATGTCTAAATCACTCGACGGTGTCCTTACCAAAAAAGCAAATAAACAGGAAACATATACAGAAGCGCAAATACAAGATTTAATGTCTTGTATGGATAAAGATATAGGCTATCTATATTTCGCACGTAAGTTTGCACATATACAACATCCTGTTCAAGGTAAACTTATATTCGATCCTTTTGAATACCAATTAGGACTTATGCATAGTTACCATAATTATCGTTTCAACATTAATATGATGCCAAGACAAACAGGAAAAACAACTTGTGCAAGTATATATTTGGCTTGGTTTGCAATGTTTAATCCAGATCAAACCATCCTTATTGCTGCACACAAATATACCGGTGCACAGGAGATTATGCAACGTATAAGATATGTTTATGAACTTTGTCCTGACCATATACGTGCAGGTGTTACTAGTTATAATAAAGGTAGTATAGAGTTTGAAAATGGTTCACGGATTATCAGTCAAACAACAACAGGAACTACAGGACGTGGTCTTTCTATTTCTTTATTATACTGTGACGAGTTTGCATTTGTGCAACCTAACATCGCAGAAGAGTTTTGGACATCAATATCACCTACACTAGCAACAGGTGGTCGTGCTATTATTACTAGTACACCTAATAGTGATGAAGACACATTTGCTACTATTTGGAAGCAAGCAGAACAAAAGTTTGATGAACACGGTAACGAACGTGAGGTAGGTATTAATGGATTTCATTCATTTATTGCACATTGGAGCGAACATCCAGACAGAGATGAAGATTGGAAAATAGACGAAATAGGGCGCATCGGCGAAGAAAAGTTTCGTCGTGAATACGGCTGCGAGTTTTTGGTATTTGATGAAACATTAATTAATAGTCTTAAACTTGCAGTTATGGAAGGAAATAATCCAACATTAAATATGGGACAAGTGCGCTGGTATAAAACTCCGTCTTTAGACAAAAACTACACAGTTGCTTTAGATCCTGCAATGGGCACAGGTGGGGATAATGCTGCAATACAAGTTTTAGAACTACCAACATACGAACAAGTAGCAGAATGGAAACATAATTTAACAGCAATACCTGGGCAGATTAGAGTAATGCGTGATATATGTAAATATATTTCTGATACAACAAAAAGTGAAGGTAGTAATATTTACTGGAGTGTTGAAAATAACGGTATAGGAGAAGCAGCACTTATTGTTATCCAAGACTTTGGCGAAGAGAATATACCAGGATTGTTTATTAGTGAACCTATACGGAAAGGGCATATTAGGAAGTTCCGCAAAGGGTTCAACACAACACACGGTAGTAAAACTACAGCTTGTGCAAGATTAAAGACTATGATAGAAAATGATAAACTTGTAATAAGAAGCAAACCTTTAATTACAGAATTAAAAGGGTTTATTGCTACAGGAAGTAGTTTCCAAGCAAAACCAGGAAACACTGACGATTTGGTTAGTGCGTTAATTTTAACATTGAGGATTATAAATGTTATGAAAGATTGGGATCCAACTGTTTATAATACGTTTACACAAGTAGATCACGAAGAGGATTACGAAATGCCAATGCCGATCTTTATAAGTAGCAATTAGATAAATAACAAGTATGATGAATTTAGATTTAATAGCAGAACAACTGTTTAATTCAGTTAAAGGTCGCTTTGGCAATTTGACAATTGGCAATGATCAGGGCGATGTGACTAATGTTCCAAAAGAAGCAAGATTTTTTGATTTTGATTTTGGTCCACAGGCTAAACCCATTGGAAAAGTTAGTGTTAGCTTAGACGAAGAAAACGGAATTGTTATTATATACAACAAAGATATGATTGACGAAAATTATGGTCAACATAAAAATGATTGGTTTACGTTCTTAAAAGATATGCGAATGTTTAGTAAAAGAAGATTACTTAAATTTGAAGTGAGAGATATCACACGTTCAAACCTACAGAAAAGAGATTACAAATTTTTAGCAACAAATCGTCCCGGAGATAATACAATGTCAGAATCAAAAATGTATGGAAATCATAAAACAAGTTTCCAAAAATTTGGAAGTGCCAAACTTTCTATTAAACACAATGGTACAATTGGTGAAGGTGAAAGTAGAACAAGTAAAATTGGTTCTTTGTTTATTGAAACAGTAGATGGTGAAAAATTTAAATATCCATTTAAGCATTTGAGTGGCGCTAGAGCATTAGCAACACATATTGGTGAAGGTGGACACGCATATGACGACTTTGGTAAACATATTACAGGACTAAGTGAAGAATTATCAAAGTTAAGAAAATTTAATCAATACTTAAATCGTAGTAGTGTAATGGCAGAAACTTTATCTAAATATACCGGCAATGTTAAAGAGCGTATGACTAGTATAAAAAAAGAAATTGCAAATTTACAAAAGCCATCTTATTACACCGAAGCAGTAAAAAATTATACAGTGCCGGTAATGGAAGAAGTGCCAAATGATGTTGCAGAAAATTGGATTGATCAATTAACCGTAAAGCAATTTAATGAAGAATTAAAAGATATATTTCCTTACATATACAATTTAGTAAGTGAATCAACATTAGCAGAAACACTTACACCAGAAAGCTTTTTATCGGAACAGGATACATATCACAAAGTATCTCCTGGCGAAACAATTACAAGTATAGCACAAAAGTATGCCGATCATTTTCCAGGTGGCGTACAACAAGGTGTTGAAGAAATTGTGGATGCAAATGGTATTGCTAATCCAAAATTAATACAAGTTGGTACTGAATTAGTGATTCCAAGAGTAGCATCCGAACCAGTTGATATTGGAGGAATGCCAGGCGGTAGCACAAGAGGTATTGATCCAAAAGACAATTACAGTGCTGCTGATTTTAAACGTCTTACAAATCCTAGTATGGAGGCTGCATTTGAAGCAGCACTCAACACACTTATGGGTCAGTTTGCTGAGTCTATAAATGAAACAAAGTGCAATTGTGATGATGAAAAGTGTGATGATCCTAGAAATCATATGGACGAAAATGAAGGCAATGCCTATGCACACGCTGTAAGAACTGCAAAAATGAATGGTAAGAAAAAAGGCGACAAAATCGATCACCCAGATAAAGACGAAGATGATATTGTAATCGAAAAAGAAAAAACACCATTAGGCGAATTTGTACTAAGTTACTTTGATAGAGAACAAGGCACATTTCCAAAAGGCCCAACAGCCGTACTTACTATGGTAGAAAAAGAATACGGAGAAGCATATATAAAACCAGCAATGGAGTTCATAGAACGCATCGACGCAAAGGTCGCAGAAATAATGGGATACAAAGAAACAGATGTTGAAGAATCAGGATTACAGTACTACACAGGTAAAAAGAAGTACGGTAAAGACGGAATGGCTAAACTAGCACAAGCAGGCAGAGATGGCGCAAGTGAAGAAGAATTAGGCCGTATTAAAGACAAGTACAAAAAAGAATCTCAAGATATTCTAAAGTTAGCTGGTTTAAATTAATCAGCTAACTATTTGAAAATTTTGTCAAAATAATAGTTGACAAGATAAATAACATTGTGTAGTATAGTAATTGTGCTACACATTTAAGGCACAAGACATAGGCAACATTATAGGAGGCATTACTATGGCATCATTAGCAGAAATTAGAGCAAAGCTCAAAGAACAAGAAGCCGGCGCAGGCGGTCAACGCACAGGCGGTGGCGACAACGCAATTTACCCATTTTGGAATATGAAAGAAGGCGAACAGGCAACTATTCGTTTCTTGCCAGATGGCGACGATTCAAACACTTTCTTTTGGAAAGAACGTTTGATGATCAAACTTCCATTTGCAGGAATTAAAGGCGAGACAGACTCACGTCCTGTACAAGTGCAAGTTCCGTGTATGGAAATGTATGGCGAATCTTGTTCAATCCTACAAGAAGTACGTGGTTGGTTTAAAGATCCAAGTTTAGAAGATATGGGTCGTAAGTATTGGAAGAAACGTTCGTATGTATTCCAAGGCTTCGTAACAGAAGATCCATTAAAGGAAGATTCACCAGAGAATCCAATCCGTCGCTTTATTATTGGTCCACAAATTTTCCAACTAATCAAAGCAGCTCTTATGGATCCAGATATGGAAGAATTACCAACAGATTATACTGCTGGTGTAGACTTCCGTCTATCAAAAGGAACAAAAGGCGGTTATGCTGATTATGGCGCAAGTAATTGGGCACGTAGAGAACGTCCGCTAGGTGATGCAGAGATGGCAGCAGTGAATACACACGGCTTGTTTAATCTAAACGATTTCCTTCCTAAAAAGCCAGACGAAGTGGCTGTTAAAGTTCTTACAGAAATGTTTGAAGCAAGTGTAGACGGTGAAGCATACGATGCAGAACGTTGGAGCAATTACTTCCGTCCTGCAGGTATGCAAGCACGTACTGGTGATCCACAAAATAGAACACCAGCAGCAGCACCAGCAGCAGCACCAGCAGCACCAGCAGCAACTGATACAGGATGGCAAGATCCTGCTCCAGCAGCAGAAGCAGCACCACAACCTGCTCCAGCAGCAGAAGCAGCACCTGCAGAAGAAAACGCAGGCGGTGCGCAAGACATTCTTGCAATGATCAGAGCACGTCAAGGTTAATAATAGAAAGGGCTTCGGCCCTTTCATTCGTTTTTTAGAATAGGAGATAATATGGCTACTAAAGCATTCGATCCTTCAAAGTTTCGAAACAGTTTAACTAAATCAATTAAGGGTATGAGCGCAGGCTTTAACGATCCACAAGACTGGATTAGTACAGGTAACTTTGCACTTAATTATCTACTAAGTGGCGACTTTCAAAAAGGTATTCCGCTTGGTAAAGTATCAGTATTTGCCGGAGAGTCCGGTGCTGGTAAATCATATATTGTAAGCGGCAACATTGTCAAGGCAGCACAAGAACAAGGTATTTTTGTTGTTCTTATTGATAGCGAAAATGCACTTGACGAAAGTTGGTTACAAGCACTTGGCGTCGAAACAACTGACGACAAAATTCTTAAACTTAATATGGCAATGATTGACGATGTTGCTAAAACTATTAGTACATTTATGGATGACTATCGTTCAATGAACGAAGAAGACCGTCCTAAGGTATTGTTTGTAGTTGATTCGCTCGGTATGCTTATGTCACCAACTGAGGTTACTCAGTTTGAAGCAGGTGATATGAAAGGCGACTTTGGTCGTAAAGCAAAAGCACTGAAAGCCCTTGTAACTAACTGTGTTAATATGTTTGGCAGTTACAATGTAGGTATGTGCGTTACTAACCACACATATGCATCGCAGGATATGTTTGACCCAGATGATAAGATCTCAGGTGGTTCAGGCTTTGTGTATGCTTCTTCGATGGTGGTTGCTATGAAGAAACTAAAACTTAAAGTAGATGCCGAAGGTAATAAAACATCACAAGTACACGGTATTAGAGCAGCGTGTAAAGTAATGAAAACACGTTACGCTAAACCCTTTGAAGGTGTACAAGTTGAGATTCCATACGAAACAGGTATGAATCCATATTCAGGTATGTTTGATTTATTAGAAGGAAAAGGCTTACTTGAAAAACAAGGTAATCGTTACAAGTATATTGATAGTAACGGAGAAGAAACACTAGAATATCGTAAGAAATGGACAGGTGAACTACTCGAGATGGTCATGGCCGATTTACCGGCAAAAGAAGAACAAATGGTAAATATCGCTAACGCAACCGAAGAAGTTGTGGATCATAACGAGGAGCCGATCTTAGATGAATGAAGAATTTGTGGCGGATTTGTGGATGCTTTTTAAAGAGTATTTTGATAAAAAGCATATTGAAATGGCAGCTGAAAAATATGTCGACACATTAATAGATTATGGTTTAGCAGATGATCAATTACAAGAAATGTTAGGAACTGACAAACACTTAGATTATGCTATTCAATATTATTTAGAAATGGATCATAGTGACATTGACGATGATGATGAATGGGATGAGTAATGGGTTGGTACAGTCGTGTAAGTCGAAATGTAAATGAAATACCTGCAGCGATTCAGCATTTTGAATCTGAACTTATAGAAGCTAAAAAAGAGTGTAAGTTTGTAGGTAATGTTGAAAAACAAGCATCGTTAATGCCAGGTATTGTTGAACATAGATTTAATCAGTTGCAAGAAATTGAAGCCATACTAGAATATTTAAACATAGAGCTACGTAGATTACGTAGCTCGTTTTTCCGAAAGTATTTAGAAAACTATCAAAGAGCATTAAGTAGTCGTGATGTTGAAAAATATGTCGATGGCGAAGCTGATGTTGTTGACTATGAGAAAATTATTAACGATTTTGCACTAATGCGAAACAAATGGTTAGGTGTACTTAAAGCACTTGATCAAAAACAGTGGCAAATTACTAACGTTGTAAAACTCAGAGTTGCAGGAATGGAAGACGCAACTTTGTAAATAGAGTATGACCCTAACAGTTATACTTCCAGCCGCAGGCAAAGGTACTAGATTAAACTTACCTTATCCTAAAGAAATATTAAGACTAGATAAAAATCAAGCACTTATAGATTATAGTTTTGACTGGTTCAAAGACTATGATAGAAACAGTGTTGATTTTGTTGTAGTAATAAATGAATACAAAACCGAAATAGTAGAATATTTGTCAAAGTACAAACACAAATATAATATTGCTTTCGTATATCAAAATCCTAAAGAATTAGAATACACTGGTGCGATAAAAAGTGCATTTAGTTGGTTTGGAGAAGATAATGTTGTATTATTGCCTGATACTATTTTAAAATTAAAAGGCACTGAAGATTTATATACACAAGTCAAAGACAAATTAAATAACAATGAATTTGTATTCTTTTACAAAAAAGAAAAAGATCCATTGATGTTATCTACAAAAGGTGCATTACAAATGGAGAATAATATTGTAAAATATTATGAAGACAAACCTCAAACTGACTTTACAAAATTTAATGCATATTGGTGTAGCTTTGCATTTAGAGCTAGTTCGTTTATGCCTGCAATAGAATATATGGAAAAAAGCACACTAAAACAAAAGTTTAGTCCTAAACAAATGACAGCTACTCCGTTTTATAATTCAGAAGGTATCGAAGTTAATGACTATATAGACTTAGGTACGTGGAATGAAATACGTAGATTGTTAGCAGAATATCAGGAAGAATAATGTATTTTTATGTTGGTGATAAAGAACACAATAGATATAGTTTTAGATCAAGAGGAACTTTATTACTTGAAAATATGGATAGTAATAATAATGGGCTTATTACAGATATAAATCAAATACAACATAATGACAATAGATTATTTGTATTTGGTAAAAAATTTACAAATGAAATATTAGATGTATTGATAGAAAAAAATGCAAAATTTATTTGTGATATATCTGACTATAAATTTTATAAACAAGATGTAATAAATTTATATACAAAGGCTGCAAAGTATTGTAAGTTTTTTGTTGCTACTTGTGAATATCTAGCAAAAGATGTAGAAAGATTATTTAAAAACAAATGTTATGTTATAGCAGACTTAACAGAAAGAAAACAAAGCAAGCCAACAAAAAAAGTGTTTACAAAAACCGACATTGTAAAACTTGTATGTTATGGAGCAAGAAAAAATATTCATAAAGTAAACTTTGATATGATACTTGCTAATATGAAAACTATACATCCAAACGTACATATAGATGTTGTTACAAATAAAAATATAGACGATCCAAGTTGGTGGACAGATTGGAGTTATGAAACACAAGAAGAAATGGTCAATAATAGCGATGCTATTTTGTTGCCAATTTTTTACAAAGACAAAATAGAAAAATTTGTAAAAGGTAAAGGAAACAACAGACCAATTGATGCACTACAGCAAGGAAAGTTTGTTATCACACAAAGTTACATACCAAGTTATGTTGACTTGCAAGATTACATTTGGACAGGTAATTTAACAGCAGGATTTCAATACTTTGTACATAATCCAGAAGAAGTTTATCAAAAAGTTTTAATGGGCCAAGACCATATTACTAAGTACTATACACCAATTAAAGTAGTAGATAAATGGCTTGAGCTAGAAAGAATTATTAATGAAAAAAGTTCATAATTATTATTTGCCAGATACAGATATACACTTTGAAAAAATGATAAACAAGCGTATTAGTCAAGGCGGGCCTCCTGAATATCAAGATGATGTTAGAAACGCAGCATACAAATATGTTAAAGAATTTAATACAGCAATTGATGTTGGTGCAAATGTAGGATTATGGACTGTTCCTCTGTCAAAGAAATTTAACAAAGTAATTTCGTTTGAACCTATGGCACAAGTTTTTGAATGCTTAATAGAAAATACAACAGGTATTGAAAATGTTATTATCAATAATTTTGCACTAGGTAGTGAACAAAAAAACGTAGCTATGACTTATGATCCAAACAATACAGGAAACAGTTTTATCAACGGTAAAGAAGGCGACATTAAAGTAAAAACACTTGATCAAAGTTTTATGCCTCCATTTGAACTAATAAAAATTGATTGCGAAAGACACGAATTAGAAGTTTTAAAGGGTGGTATAAACACTCTAAAAAAATACAAGCCCATTGTAATAGTCGAACAACATCCTGATACAAAATACTGTGCAGGAGAATTTTTGAAATCACACGGTGCTGTTGAATTAACAAACGTTAGGAAAGATTTTATTTTTGGATGGTAAAATTGTAATTGTAACTGGAGGATTTGATCCGTTACATAGTGGACACATTGAGTATTTTAAATCAGCACGTTCTTTGGGCGATAAATTAGTTGTAGGGCTTAATAGTGATACGTGGCTTGAGAATAAAAAAGGTCGTGCATTTATGCCGTTTGAAGAACGTGCAAATATTGTCAAACATCTTGAAATGGTTGACGATGTTATGCTAGTCGAAGACGACGAAACTGGCGGCACAACAAAAGCAATTGGATATCTTTTACAAACAACAACTGGTAAACTTATTGTTGCAAACGGTGGGGATAGAGTTGAAGGCGAAATTCCAGAACAAGCAACATACGGCGATCATCCAGACGTAGAGTTTGTATTTGGTGTTGGCGGCGAAGATAAAAAGAATAGTAGTAGTTGGATACTCAAAGAATGGAGTCAGCCTACTACAGAACGTGCGTGGGGCGAATACAAAATATTAGACAAAGGCAATGGCTGGCAAGTTAAACAACTTGAGTTTTATCACGGCAAAGCATTAAGTGACCAAAGACACTTTAAACGTAGTGAACACTGGCACGTTGTAGATGGAGTAATTAATATGTTCCTAGAAGATAAGCAAGGTAATAAAACAAGCACATTGTTAGTACCAGGAGATAGTATTGACATCCCAGTAGGCTATTGGCACAAAGCTGTAAATTTAGATAATAAATCTGCAAAAGTTATTGAAGTATGGATTGGCAATAATTTAACCGAAAATGATATAGAAAGAAGAGACTAATGACCGAACCCCTTAAAGTATTTGTAGGATGGGATAGCAGAGAAGATATTGCATTCCAAGTTTGTAAACAAAGTATTTTAGAACACGCCAGTGTACCTGTAAAAGTTATACCTTTGAAACAAGATGATTTAAGAAAAAAAGATCTCTACAATAGACCTATTGATGCACTTGCAAGTACAGAATTCACATTTACAAGATTTTTAGTTCCTTACTTAATGGGATATCAAGGATGGGCATTGTTTATAGATTGTGATTTTGTGTTTTTAGATGATGTTAAAAAATTATTCGATCAGATTAATAACAAATATGCTGTAATGTGTGCGCAACACGACTATACGCCCAAAGAAGGCACAAAAATGGATGGGCAAGTTCAAACAGTTTATCCACGTAAGAACTGGTCAAGTATGATGCTAATAAATTGTGGCTCTTATACAAACGGTGTATTAACCAAAGAACTTGTAAACGATCCTTTAAAAACTGGCGCATATTTTCATAGATTTAGTTGGGTGCCTGATGCCGAAGTAGGAGAATTAAGTCACGAGTGGAATTGGCTTGTAGGATGGTATAACGAACCAAAAGATGGAAGACCAAAAGCATTGCACTATACTGAAGGCGGGCCCTGGTTTAAACAATACGAAGACTGCGAGTATGCCAAGGAATGGTACAAAGCAAAAGGTAAGTACTTTGAAAACGCCTATGTACACGCAAATGCCAAAGCCTCAAGCTTAGGCGAAAAAAGAAAACGTGATAGAGAAATAGACATAAGTGAAAGAATACATCCAACAAATTTAATAATGGATGATCAAAAAAAAAAATTAATTGAAAAATTTTTTAACTATCTTAAAGATCCAGATGGTAATTTTTACGATACAAATTTTAAGGAGGATTTAATGGCAATACGAGGTGATAGAGTAGCAGCAATCTTTCCTGATTCTGACGATGAAGATGGCAATTTTAACCCACAAAAAAAAGGATACGAGTTTGATGAATACTTAGAAGCATTAGTACAGGGCATTCCTAAAGGTATGCTTAGTACTTGGGAACAAGAAAAAACATCAAATGTTCCTTTACTTATAAGAGGCTTAGGTAAAAAGAGTCAATTAGCTATAAAAAACTGCTGGGAAAAACAACAAACATTTTATGCAATTGATAGTGGGTATTTAGGCAATGAAAGAACTAAAAGTAAAGTATGGCATCGTATAACTAAAAATGCTTTACAAAATTTAGGACCTATCAAAGATAGAGCAAATGACAGGATGAATAAAATAGGTTACAAATACCTTAAATTTCATCCAGGAAGTAAAATATTAATTTGTCCGCCTAGTGAGAAAGTTATGAAATTTTGGGATCAACCTACACCTGAAGAATGGACACAACAAACTATTAAAGAGTTGAAACGTTACACAGACAGACCGATTGAGGTAAGGTTAAAACCTAAACGTAACGAAAGAATAGCAGATGGTAATATTGTACACGCTTTGCAAAATGACGTACACTGTGTAGTTACATATAATAGTATTGCAGCAACTGAAGCATTACTTAATGGTAAACCTGCTATTGCTTTAGGACCCAATGCTGCAACTGTGTTATGTAATACAAGTTTATCCGAAGTTGAAAATTTAAATACTTTTGATAAATTGACAATTGAAGGATATGCTGCACATCTAACATATTGTCAATTTACAAAACAAGAAATGCAAGACGGAACGGCGTGGCGAATTTTAAATGAAAGTAGTTAATTATCTAACTAGTGTTCCTAGAGGTAATACCAATAAGCAAAAAGAAGAATTGCTTATGAAATTTCATAATGGTGTGCAACGTACTGGCGACGAGTCTCATTTGCATAGAGAATATTTTACCGTAGACTGCGATGCGGCACTTATACAAGGATGGGTATATAATGATACTACACCATCACATTTAAGTTTACGCAAAAAGGTTATAGAACATCAACAAAAAACAAACAGATACACAATAGTTGCTGATGCAAATTTGTTTTTGTATGCAAATAAGATTAATCCTCAAGGCTATTTGCGTTATAGTTTGAACGGTGTTTTTCCAGATACGGGAATTTATTGTGATAATAATATTGATGAAACAAGATGGAATCAAATATCTATCAATACAGGAATACGTTTAGAAGAAAACAAAAAAAACGGAAGTCATATTCTTATACTTTTGCAAAGACAAGGCGGCTGGAGTATGGGCGGAGAAAACGTAATTGATTGGACAAACAAAACTATTAGACAAATTAGAAAAGCAGGATGTGATCGAATGATTAGAATCAGACCGCATCCGGGTTGTAAAAAATCTAAACAATTTTTAAACCCAAGAACTAATCCTTTTTATAAATTAAACAAAGTTATGATATGCGATCCTGCCAACAGATTAGAAAATGACTTAAAAAATTGTTATGCAGTTGTTAATAAAAATAGTAGTGGTATAGTAGGGCCAATTATAAAAGGATATAATGCCTTTGTTACAGAGCCAAATAAAAGTCAATGTTCAGAAGTAAGCAATCATAATTTACAAGATATAGAAAACCCAAAAACTTTTGATAGATTAAAATGGTTACAAAGAATTAGTATGTTTCATTGGAATTTTAGTGAACTCGAAACAGGACAATGCTGGAGTCATATAAAAAATTACGTCCAGTAACTTTCGGTTCTTTTTACCATTATATCTTTAGGTAAACTTTTACCAGTATTCTTCCTATCACCTTTCATATGATCTATCCATCTACCAAGTTCAGTGTTAATTAACGGATGTCCACCGCCGCCAGTTTTTGCTTCTTTCAAATACATATCGGCACTATAATCCAATACATTATTGTCAATTTTTGTTAGTTGGTTTAAAATGTGTCCAAAAACAAAACTATCGTGCCATTCTTCTAATTCAAAAATACCGTTTTCGGCTTCTTCATAAAATCTTTCAAACTCTTTTATAAATTGTATACACATTGGATGGTTTTTATTTAATCCATAAAACCCGCACTCCGGCCAAGTTTGCGAACCTTTACCTCTACCTACATATGTAATCCATTTATCGTCTGGCAACAATTTTTTAAATTGTTTGTAACTCCACTTATTATGTACAAATGTATCGGCGTCCATCCACACACACCAATCTGTGCTTTTTTCAAATGCATCAAAAACAGCATAAACTTTGTTTGCAAAACGAATTGCATTCCATTTAAACTCTTTATGCCAATCTCTTGGTCTACGTGCTTTAATATCAGCAGGCGGTATACCATTTGCTTTTGGTATATCTTTCCAACGCTGTTTAAATTTATTTAATTTAGGAAGTTCTCTGGTTGCTTGTATTTCTATTATTTGCGATCTATTAGTTATAGCAGGAAAACAATTCTCTGCATAAACAAGTAAATTTATGTTTGGATCAACATTTTCAGCAAAACTATCTAGGAAACGTTGTCCGTATTTGTCTAGTCCTTGTTTATGAAATGTTGTTACCACAGTTATGTTTGCCATATTTCTTCCTTGTTAAATAGTACTGGAGTATTTAAGTATGAAATTTAAATTATGGAATGAATATGGAGCAATGAATTCAAAGCCAGTATTTGATGCTTTTAAAAATAGTTTGCTTAATGCAGGACATAGTTTGTCTGACAATGATTCAATAGGCAGTGCTGATGTACACGTAATATGGAGTGTATTATTTGCCGGAAGAATGACTCCAAATAGGCATATATGGAACGTATGTAAAAAACAAAATAAGCCTGTTATTGTACTTGAAGTAGGTGGTATAAAACGTGGAACAACTTGGAAGGTAGGACTAAATGGAATTAATCGTGACGCTTATTTTGGTGGACTTCATAATAATAGTTCTCGCGCTGATTCTCTTGGGTTATTTCTAAAACCTTGGAAGACAAGCGGAACTCATATTTTAATTTGTGGACAACACGATAAAAGTTTACAATGGGAAAATATGCCACGTATGAGTAATTGGTTGATGAGTATAATTGACGAAATAAAAAGTTATACAGATATGCCTATTGTGTTTCGGCCACATCCTAGATGCAGATTAGAACATATAGAAAGGCAATACCAAAATGTTTATAGAGACGAACCTGTAAAACTTGATAACACATATGACGACTTTAACCTTAGTTTCAAAGATGTTTTTGCAGTGGTTAATTGGAGTAGTAATCCCGGTGTGCAAGCAGCAATTGCAGGCATACCTGTTTTTACAGGACCGAGTAGTTTGGCTTATGAAGTAGCAAATCAAGAATTGTCGCAGATAAAAAATCCAATCACACCCGAAAGACAACAATGGTTAAATGATTATGCTTGGACAGAATATACCATAGATGAAATAGAAAAGGGTATTCCTTTAAATAGATTGACTAATCATTTATAATCTGTTATAGTTAAATTATGAATGAAATACAATACATCGAAGACTTGTTAGCGTGTGTCTTAGGCAAATGGGGACACACTTTCGCATTGAGAGATTCTGACTTATCGTTATTGAATAGTTTTGATAGACAAATTGTTAAGGGTGTTGCTCTCACAGATAGACAATATAATTTACTAAAATTAAAATTAGAAATATATACAAAACAATTTGAAAAAAATAACATACCTAATTGGAGTGCTGCATTACAAAGTATAAGCACTGAGTTTAGAGAAATAGATAGATCAAAATATATATCACTTGTTGAATTTGATAATATTGTTAAAAATAGTAGATCACATTATTCATTAAAAGAAGGACTATATATAAAAATTAGATTTCCTTTTAATAAAAAATATATAACAAAGTTAGAGTCAATTATACATAGTAACAATAATAAAACATACTTTCACGAAAAAAACTCTCACGAACATTATTTTAAATTTACTGCATTAAATTGTTACAAATTACATTCAGCATTTCCTGATTGGCAAATTGATCAAACTATTACAGATGTATCTAAAAAAGTACAGCAAATTTATGATAATAAAGATGCATTTATTCCCCAATATAAAAATAATAAATTTTTAAATGTAGATACAAATGTTGCTACGCAATTACAATCGACTGAAAAATTAAAAATTGCAGATTTATCTATTGCGTATGGGTTTTACGTTTCTGATATACAAGACAATACATTATTAGATAAGATTGCATATCGCAAACAACCAACTGTACTTGCTAACATTGAAACAAATAGTTTATACGATATAGTAAATTGTATAGATTATTTAGAAAGATATCCTTTGATAGTTTGTATAGATAAAGACGATGCATTTGATCAAGTTAAAGAAATGCATACAGCAATATCAAAATACGTTCCAAATAATTTACAAAGTGTTATGTTTAGAGTTGAAAGTAGTGATAAAAAAAATAATCAACTGAATAATTTTGTTAAAGAAAATATTCTTAACAACTGGGTAGACAAAACAACAAAAGTAGTGTATATTAAAAAAGATAAACTACCTAAAGTTTTACTTAAAACAGATTTTAAGCCACGAACAGCAGTTTGTAAATCTAGCTTACGTTCTAATAGATTAGTAACTAATTATGTAAATTTTAATTGCGATTTGATAGTTTACAATGATATAAGTTTAAGTAGTTTTACTGAAACATACTATACCAAAGGATTTAATAATTGGCAACTTGTAGATTAATAATTGAAGACGAAGTAAATATTAAACTAGAAGGACTAGAAGTCGATGTTCGGCGGAAGTTGTCAAATGCTCTCAAGTTCGATGTGCCATATGCAAGATATATGCCGCAGTACAAACTAGGACGTTGGGACGGCAAGGTTGCTTTCTTTGGCATAGGCGGTACTGGCTATGTTAATCATCTTGATGTTGTACAAGAAGTACTTGCTAAGAACAGAGTACAAATTGTTGACATTGATGATAGACGTCATCCAATACAATTAAACTTCAAACCAGTCACAGAAACATACTGGAAAGACCAAGGCGTTGTATGGCCTGAAGGACATCCAGCAGAAGGCGAAGATATTATTCTACGTGACTATCAAGTAGAAGCAATTAACAATTTCTTAGAAAATCCACAGAGCTTGCAACAGATTGCTACTGGTGCAGGCAAAACAATTACCACAGCAACGCTGTCACACATAAGCGAGCCGTATGGCAGAAGTCTTGTGATTGTTCCTAACAAGTCGTTGGTAGAACAAACAGAAGAGGACTATATTAACTGCGGCTTGGATGTAGGGGTGTACTTCGGAGACAGGAAGAACCTAGGTAAGACTCACACTATTTGCACTTGGCAGAGTTTGAATATACTCGACAAGAAGAACAAGGACGGATCAGCAGTGTTATCACTTGCAGAGTTCTTGGAAGGTGTAAGCACTATTATTGTTGACGAAGTACACCAAGCTAAAGCAGAAGTTCTCAAGAACTTGCTTACACGCAACCTACGTAATGCACCCATACGTTGGGGACTAACTGGTACAGTACCTAAAGAGAAGTTTGAGTTTGAAAGCATACACGCTTCATTGGGTCCAGTTATTGGAAACATTAGTGCTAAAGAATTGCAAGACAAAGGTGTACTATCGCAATGTCACGTAAATATTGTGCAACTTATTGATACAGTAGCACACAGAGGTTATCAGGAAGAATTAAAATATCTTGTAACAAATCAAGATAGAATAAATTATTTAGGCAAATTATTAAAAACAGTAAAAGAATCAGGCAATACTTTAATACTTGTAGATAGGATTAGTGCAGGTGAAATGTTAGCAGAACTAATACCCGATAGCACATTTGTTAGCGGTAGTGTTAAAGTAAAAGACAGAAAAGAAACTTACGACGAAATTAAAGAAGGTACAAACAAAGTTATTATTGCAACATACGGCGTTGCAGCAGTTGGCTTAAACATACCTAGAATTTTCAATCTTGTTCTTATAGAGCCAGGAAAGAGTTTTGTTCGAGTTATACAAAGCATAGGCAGAGGCGTTCGAAAGGCAAAAGACAAAGACTTCGTACAAATATGGGATCTTACAAGCACTTGTAAGTTTGCGAAGCGGCACCTTACCCAACGTAAAAAGTTTTATAAGGAAGCACAATACCCATTCACAATAGAAAAAGTGGATTGGAAATAAATGAATATTTTAACATTAGAAAACAAAAGTTTTAATTTAAATACAGTACCAGAAGAAGTAGACGATTCAGTAAGATTTAGTGTGCTAGATAATAGTAATCCTCAAGATCCAGATTTCTTTTTTATCCCATTAATTTTTTTAGAAAGCTTTAGTTCACCGGCAGTTGTACTTGAAATAAATAATAAGCAGATAACAATGCCATTGGATTGGTGTTTAGCAGTGGGTTGTAGTCAAGCAGGAAGTGACTTAGAAGTACTACCACTAACAAGTTTAAATCAAAGAGGGTTTGAAGCATACCTTTTTAACCCGTTAACAAGTAGTAACCCAAAATTTGGAACAATAGAAATAGTAAATTTTTACAATGATGTAAAATGGTATTTTCCAAAGCTTAAAACAGGTCAACTTTTAAGTGTTCCAATAGAAGAAGGCGATAATCCGTATTGTGCCTTTTTTGTAAAAGATATAAACCGCCAAAGTGAAGTTATTGACTTTGGAAAATTGTTATAGGAGATTAATATGAAAGCAGGAAAGATTTGGGGACAAACTGAACTTATCCACGCTAACGGTGTACTAGAGTTTCACCGGATTGAATTCAAAGGTGGCTACAAGTGTAGCGAACACGAACATCAATTTAAATGGAACGGATTTTTTGTCGAGTCGGGAAAAATGCTAGTTCGTGTATGGCAAAAAGATTACGACTTAGTAGATGAAACTATTCTTGGTCCAGGAGACTTTACACAAGTCAAGCCAGGAGTAATTCATCAGTTCGAAGGATTAGAAGACGGTATTGCTTTTGAACTGTATTGGGCTGAGTTTAATCACAATGATATTGTAAGAAGGTCTGTTGGTACAACTGTATGAGTTTATCAAAAGAATATCTAGATCAACTTTCGCATCTGCATAACACAACTAAATTCGGAAGTGGTGGAACAAACTTACCTAAAACAATTTTGCCTTATTTAGAAAAAATAAAAAGCTTATTGGATTTTGGAAGTGGAAAGGGATTCTTTTCTAATACTGTAAAAGAACATTATAAAGATATTAATTTATATACATACGATCCTGTAACATCTTGTATAGATTTACCAACTACTGTTGATATGACATATAGTAGCGATGTCCTAGAACACATAGAGCCGGCATATCTTGAAGAAACACTAGATATGCTTTTTAATATTACAACAAAATATCAATATCATTTAATTGCTTGTCATCCAGCAAAGAAAAAACTAAAAGACGGAAGAAATGCTCATTTAATTGTAGAAACACCTGACTGGTGGAAAAACAAACTTTCAAAATATAACTGGAAGATTGTGTTTGAAAAAGTTAAAGAAAAAGAAAAATTTATACAAGGACAGCAAATACATATGGTTAAGTATATTGTTTTGTTAGAAAAAAATGAGTAAACTTGTTACAGGGGAAGCATTGATTTACGAACGTGCAAACGGAGTAGTTTGGGCAAGGTATCGAGATCCTCCTCATAACACTAAACCAAGATGGATTATCGGAGGAGATCCGGGTGCAGTTGCCAGAGCGCAAGGTGAGTTGTTGGATTATGGTAGTTGGAAAGAACTATGTGAACTAGCATTACAAAACAAAACTTTGATGAAACAACTTGATAAACTAGTAACAACTTACTATCTTATAAAGGAATCAAAATGAGAATTATTGCAGGACCGTGTCAGCACGAGACATTAGCACAAAGTTCAGAAATTGCACGTGAATGTAAACGAGTATGTGATAGGTATAACATTGAATATTACTTTAAGGCAAGTTTTGATAAGGCAAACCGTAGTAGTATGCAAGGCAAACGTGGTGCCGGCTTTGGACCTACTATGACAGATTTCAAAGCGATCAAAGAAAAATTCAATGTAAAAACATTAAC